ACTCCCTGTACTTTTAACTGAACAGTAGCTCCAAACCTATCGTGCAATTCATTGTGATGCTTTACTAAACATACATTCTCGCCATATTTTTCCAATGTCTTAACTATATTATTAGCATTTACATCTTCTGTAACGAGCCCTTTAATAACATAATCACTTAAAGACATTGTATAATGACCATCTTGCATTCCAGGTTCTTTCCAATCAAGATAGGGAAGATAGTTATTGTCAAAAGGTATCAGTATTGTTATATATGAACCTATATAAACATTCTGACCTCCGGCTGACCTTGCGGAATCTGTGTACCAGACCGCATTGTGTATTACAGTCTTATGCCAAACATCCATACCTGTAATACTGTCATTTCTTCGGAGTTTATTGAATATCGTTATAGTTTCATTGTAGATATCTTTCAACATCGAAACATACCAACCTGTTCGTTAAATATGCAGGAAGCCAATCAACGGCTAACTGAGCAAGTTCTTTTTTGAAACCACTTTCATCCTGTGTTTTGTATGAGAACTGTTCTACACCATTTGAGTATTGAGTGACTATATCACCATTCTGTCTCTGGTTATTATATATGTCCATACGATTGATAAACTCTGTAAGGACTTCTCTTACTTCATCAGGAATTGTTGTGAGTGATTTTATGCGGTCAAAAGTGATACTATCGAGATACCTTTGCGCTTTTCTTTCGAGATGCTTGAAAGTGTTTTCATCGAGTTGTCCACCTAACTCCCTATAATCCTGATATGTTAAGTAGCTGTTGAATAACTCTTGCATAATACACCTTCACTACTTCTCTGTCGATTTCTTTGCTGTGCTTGTCTTAGGCTTTTCGGCTACTTTTTTGAGGTCTGCAATTTCCTTCTGAAGCTGACCTATAATTATTTTAAGGGCATTTACATCATTAGGAAGTGCTTCCTCAATAACTTTACCGCTTGCATCAAGAATAGAATATCCTTGTGCGGTATAATCATCTTTTTCATCAGCCGGAACTTCAAGCACTACATTGGCTCTCTTAACAAAAATTCTTTCGTTGTCCATAATCGCTCCTTTTATAAAAGTTCTACTCCCCCAATGTTTCCATTGAGGGAGTATTTACTTTATGAGAGGTTATCAGGTATGAGCTGTAATATTAAACTGAATTGCGTCTGCGTGGTTATTAAGAATGAATACATCCTCGAAGGACTCTTCATAGTATACCCACTTACCTTCAGACAGAGCTGAAGGGGCTTCAAGCTGAGCAAACGTGTAAGATACAGGAGTGATAACAGCCAGCGGATGGATAAGCATCATATTAATCTGGTCTGCGGTAGTAGCCGGAGTCCAACCTGATGTGAATACATACAGGGTCTTCATAAGCTCTGCAGGAACACCAACAACCTGAACTTCATCAAGTCTATTAACTCTTCTATCAATGCCGTTAGGGCCAGTCTCAACATTGAGCTGTCTGCTAAGAGTATTGTTAGCATCAATCTGTGCATTCTTAAGCATGGACTTAACTTCGTTCGTTACATACAGGATACGACCTGTAACAGGAACTCTTGCATTGTCCATCTTAAGCATCATAGAATCAAACTCTGCAAGTACAGTAGAAGTGCTAAGTGCGGTTGTGGATGCAGTTTTGCCGGTATAACCTTCACCTGAAACAGTAGTTGTCCAATCAGCATAAATCTTTGAAATGGTGTAAGCATCCATCTCAGGGAACTTCTGGAACTCGTTGAAGGTGTTGGTGATATTTGCGATAGTAGCAACCAGATTAGTCTGCTCGATATCCATAGGATGAACGAGTGTAGACCACTTTCTCTGATTTGAAAGTGTTTTGGTCTCCCAGCTGTTATCATAGTTACGAGCTGCTGTTGCAATATTATCACGAGATGCAGCTACACGACCTGTCGTTGAAATACGAGGTATCTTAATAGTCTTAGCATCAATTATTTTATAACGACCATTGTTGGGAGTAGCATAAAGTGCTCCAAAATAAAGTGAGTAAGGGAACGCATTTGCAAGCGCTCTTGAATACTGTTCTGCATAGTTCAGTGCTGCCATAATTTTTTATCTCCTTTTAATTATTCGTGTGCCCTAACACCTGAAAAGTGAAAAGCATCTATAAACGCATTATCACTTGCGGGAGGTGTAGGAGGTGTAGGCTGTCCGAATGTCGGTAGCGGCTGTTCAGGAGCAGGAGCAGGATCTTCGTGTTTTACAAAAGCATCTGCATTTGTTTCTTGATATACTGCCACAAAATCATCGGCGCCTAAAATTGTGTTGCCTTCCATTTTGAGATCTTTTGCAAGCATAGACTGAATAAAGTCTCTTTTTGCTGCCTGACTTGAAAACTCTTTAGTACCTGCAAACTCACGAACCGCAAACTCATAAGACTGCTTTTTAAGCTGTTCTTTATAAGCCTTTGTATCCTTTTCGTAAGTGCTTCTCAGTTCTGATAACTGATTATTCACTTCTTCAAGTTTAGCCGTATCTGTACCAGCTTCTTCAAGTCGAGTTTTCAGCTCTGATAAATCAGTATCTCTCTTCTTAATGGTATCATTAAGTGTTGAAATCTGCCTATCTTTTACTTCCAACTCTTCGGCGTGTTTTGCTTTTGAATAGTAATTACCTTCATTCAGGTCAACAAACTTGGATTCTTTTGCAAGTTCATTAAACTGTTCCAGGGTCAATGTGCCATTCTCAGCGTGTTCAAAAATCTCTTTAATTGTCATTGTGCTAAATCTCCTTTACATTCTTTAACTCTGCTTAATTTATAACTCCGCAGTCTCAACCCTGCGTTTGAATGTGCATAGGTTTAACGGTCTCTATGCTCGACCTCTATTTAATTATATAACAATAATCTTCTGTTGTAAAGTAAGAATTTCGAGCCTCTACTCATTTTTTGTCGTTTCGGTACTTGCGTTCGATTGTGACCGAGAATTGTAAGAGGCTTCAGCGTCCGTGGTCTCTCCGGTACTATTATTCAAACCAAACATTACTTGATTATTCAATTCAAGGTCTTCCTTCTTTTCTTCATTGATTTTCTGTAATGCTTCTTCGGCTTGAACCTCAGTTTCACCTAACCACTTCATTCTATACTCTACTTTTGACAAAAGACCATTATTGACATCTAACAAGTCAACCTGTCTCTCAGTATCTTTATCAACTATGATACTATCATCCCATTTGTACGCTATTTCATAGTCACCTCTCGGTACAATGCTATATAAATCGCAATACTTATCCACAATATCAATAGTTTTTTCAAGAGTATTCTGCAATTCCTTCTGAATATCAGCATTAGCCGCAAAACTTCTCTGCTTAAGGATACGCATTTCAGTAGCAGTTCTTGCTTCTGCATATGTAACTTCTGAAATACTACCTCTTGATATTTCACATACATCTTCTATGTGCATAAGTACATTATTAAGACCTCTAATGTAATTTTCATCTCGTAAATCAGGATTAAATACATTATAAGTTTCATCTGTACCTAAATCGAGTGTATGTCTAAATAATCTTTCCTGCCTCTGCGGTAATACTTCAATCGGTCTTCCGTCTTTATCTTTTATAGGGTTAAGTGCGGTTCTATCAACATCAACTGCTAACTGACCGCCTTCAAACTCCCAAAGTAGATCGGAATATATCTTATCAGCATCTTTTATAAGGTCAACAGCTTTTGAAAAACCACTAACACCGAGAGGACTATTCAAATCAATAGTATTGGACTGTGGCATTTTGAAGTATGCAAACATAGGTCCGTCTACATCCTTAATAATAACAGTAGGCGTTATTTCAGCCCATTCTGCAACATCAGTAAGCGGTATTTCATTGCCAAGTTCTGTCATAGTGGTATTGACATTGTTCATCTGACGATTATGTATGATAAATGCTTTACTCTGAATAGTTAAGGTAGTACCAACAAGTTTATGCCATTCTACTTTACTATAAATATCGTCTTTAGTGATTATCCTGTCAACAAAAGCCGCTTCTATAACATCACCTTCAGATGAAAATGCAAGTGGATAGAAATCAACAGCTTTAACATAATTAAGCCCTACTTTGTACTTATTATTAGTACCTTTCATAACATAAGGCTTAATAACAATTCCGCCGAGTGCGATACCATATTCAAGTTGTTTTCTGATAGTCTTGTCTATCTTACTAACAACATCCCGCATAAAATCGGCTCTTTCGGAGTCCCCTGTTACTTTGATTTCCATCTCAATAGTAGCAGTCCTTGCTTTTTCACTTGCAATCATTGACGCCAAACCTAATGAGCGAACAGTATTAGTAGGTGACTCTTCAAGCCAAGGGCTTTCGTTTTTATACATCAATTCCCACAATTCAATAGCATCTTTCATTTTAGTTGAAATTGTAGGTTGTATATGCAATACTTCTTCAATGGTAGAGTTTGAAAACATTTTTCTAAATACTCCTTTCAAAGTTTCTAGAAAGCTCATAACTTTCCTCCTTAATTGCCTCTATGTTTATAATATCTTTCAAGTGCGTACCTAACACTATCAATATGATGATTGTTTTTATCCGGGAATGTACTGATTATCTTACCCTCTTTATCCCTATCAAACTCATATTTCACAAACTCGTCATAAGTATCGGGGCATCTATGTTTGTCTATGTATATATGATGTAAACTCTGTAACCATTTAATACCATAACGAACACTATCCGGGCCTTTTTCTGCAGGCCTCATAAAACACCCATACGCTTTGAAGTCACCGATTGATTTAGGCTCAGCGCTATCTGCTGTAATCAATTCATTAGTTTCCATAAAAGGAACATCTATATATTCAGTAACTTCCTGTCCATCAACAATCTTGAAAATCCGCCTTTTCAAGTTGTTCTCTTTATACAAAACCTCATACAATTCTGCGTTGCTTTCGTGTTTTGCGGTATGTTCCCCGTATATATACAAGTCCTGTCTCGCAGAATCGTAATACATCTTCGTATAAGCATTAGGGTCATTAGCATACCCCCAGTCTAAACCATTATATATGGTATCAAAACTCGCTATCATACTATCGGGCATATCCATATGCTCTACATTGTCAAAAACATTCCCTCCTGTACCGACAGGAATACCCATATACTCATTTTCATAAGCACGAGGATTTATTTGTTGTAGATATTCAGCTTCATCTATAAATGCTTGACCGAGCCATTCAACAGGAACGTCTAAATAAGTAGTCCTAACAACTAAAGTATCCGCTTTCCTGCTCCGCTCTGCTTCTTCGGTATATTCATTAGCCCAATTATTCACCGAAATAGGAGGGTTATAAGACATAAAGTTCCAATAAACAGGCCCTCCACGCATTGTACTCTGCATAGCTTTACGAATCTCAGCATCGCCTGCAAATTGGTCTAACTCCTCCCACCAAGTAATTCCAATATATCCAAAAGGAAGTTTTATAGACTTTACTTTCCCCGGGTCATCCATACCTAAAAACAGTATCTTCTGCCCTGTTGCCCTGTAAATAATCTCAAGCGGATTGGAATGGCATATAAAATAGTCGTTAAGTCCTAATTCGTTAATCCCCCATTGAACCTGAGCATAAACACTTGTTTTAAGTGTATTCCCAACCTTCCTAAAACAAACACAATGGCAATTAGGATTAGCAATAATCAAAAGCGGAACGATTATCCCGCCTACAAAACTCGATTTAGTAGACCCACGGCCTCCCGGGAAAATGAAGTTCGTATATTTATGTCCCATAATATCCTGAAACACATTATCAAACTTCTTAATCCATAATTTACTAACATCTATATCTACATTTACCATAATATAATTATATAACAATAAGAACCCGGGGTCAATATATAGAAAAATAGCAGCGTAAGATTTTAAGGTACTTATAATATAAAGTATTATAGAGATACAGATAAATAGCAAGAGAGCAAGAAACAACGATAGTAAAATATAAGCAGCATAGATATTAGCCAGCGAGGTGGAAACAACGATAGCGAAAATTAGCCAGCACAGATTTTGTTAGCGGACGCAATCGACCGGCAGCCCCGGGGGTGCGGTCGGTGGTTTTTTTGGTTTTTGCGATAACGTGCAAAAAAAATATCGGTCAACTGATTTTTCAGTTGACCGATATTTTATACTATTATGCGTTTACTTTAATAACACCACTCGCAATAAATGTATTAATTACCATATTGAAATTATCGAGTGATTTTGCAATAGTGGTTTTTTTGGTACGTTTACCACCGTCGTTACAATTATCGAACTGTAAATCACTAAATGCACTTGCGACCGCATCAGTAACGAATAATTTAATTGATTTTGAAGTAACTTGTATGCGTGACAAGTCACCACAATTCACACGATTAAATTGTGCATATAAATCATTTTTATTTGGTGTGGTGGTCGGTGCAGTAGTACATTCGATACCAACATTTTTATATGCATTTATCATATCAACTTTTGTACTTGCGTTGATAAGTTCATCATATAATGTATTGAAGTTTACAGTTGCGTTAATTTTGGTTGTATTTTTTGACATTGTATTGACTACTTTTTAACGTGTTGTTGTAGTTAACCACAATCAAATGTTTCACATGAAACATTACACTATAAACTTTTTGACTTTTTACCATACTGTTAATAGTCAACCACGACCGAACAATTGTTCGACAGTATGAAAGTTCATTCAGTTGTCAATGTACTGTGTTACTTTATGATTTTATTATATCATTGTATCATAATAATACAATATACAAATTGCACAAATCGAATTGTGCAATATGCACAAAAGTATATATTTATAAATTGACTGAAAACTTATCAAATTGTATCAATTTTTAGTACAATTTCAAAAATGACTGACTTTATCCATCCGGCGACTGAATTGACTGAATTGTGCGACAATTCAATGAATTGTGTCAGTTTTTCGAACAATTTGAAAAACTGACACAATTTGCTACCTAGCGACTGATTTATATACCCAGCCAGATATATTTCGTTAGACAAATCTCGCCAGATATAGTTAGACAAAAGTAGCGAGCTACATATCGTTAGACTAATGCTAGGAAGAAAGTAGTTGATTAAAAATAATGGCTGCCTAAATCATTTAGACAACCATTACTTCCCGGCTAATTATTATCGAATGAATAGTTTATTATCAGCACAATACTGATAGACTATATCATCACAAGCGATGTACTTACGCTTCGAGCCATTCAAGTCATTGCTCAATACACATACAACTACATCAAGTAGCCATTCACACCAGCCATATTGAAGCCTCTCAAAGCCGTCACTACTAAGCGTAGCGTCATAGTTTACATCAAAAAATCGGTTTACAGCGTGAAAAGCATCATCAGTAGAATACTTCATAATCAACCCTCCTTGCTTAATAACTTATAATCACTTCATCACGATAGAAACGATAGCACTTACCATTAGTTGTTTGGATTATGATGTAATCATCACCAGAGCGGACTACTTCACCATAATAAGAATGATTAGAAACTGTTGTTACTGTTACCATATCAGCATACTGTTTATTAACGAGTGGCAGTATCACTCAAACACAATTATTGTTTACATTATCATTATATCATTGTGGTAGTATATTTCAAGTGGTTTTATGTAATTAACCTAGGTAACTAAAAACAATGTTTCTTTCCAACAAAATAGGTAGTCTTTCTGGCGACTTTTTCTCAATACAATTTCTTTCTAAATAGCAACCCATCTCAATAAAAAAAGTGCCGGCTGATTAACCGACACTTTCAATTTTATAAGTTCTGTCTGATTGCGTTCATCAGTTCAACTTTATTGTGATATAAACCAATATCGGCGAAATCATCAATATAACCATCGTCACCAAGTATTGCTTCTTGCAGGCATAATTCATCATCACTTTCACTAAACCAAACACGGAATACTTTAGTTTCATAGTTAAAAACTATGAAATATGAATCATCATTAAACTGTACTAAATCACTAATTGTATTCACCATATAACCGACTTTTTAACGTGTTCGTGTCGTTAACCACGCAACTATGTTTTGTTTACAATACCATTATATCATTATACCACAACAATGCAATAGTTTTTTATCAATTTACCCAGAATACTGAAATCACCGCATAGTAACCTATCCAGATATAAAGTCAACTCACCATTTATCTATCTAGCCACTTATTTCCTATCTACATAGCCATCTTTATAGCGAGCGAGCGTTATTTCGTTAGGCTAATTTAGTTAGACAGAATTCTACCTAGGTAGCCATTCCTATATATCGTTAGAATTATTGTTAGACAAAATCTAAATAGGTAGTTATGATGAAAAGAAAAAGAGCAGAACTTTCGTCCTGCCCTTTCTCTGTGTGTTATGAGGAAGTTAGGGTATTAAGCCTTAACTGTTGCCACCTTATTCTCTTCAAATGTAGCCATGAACTGAAGGAACTTCACAAGCAGATCATAGTTAGTAATCTTCACGCTACGTTCTCTCGGTAATTCAGACTTTGAAAGAGTAGTTGTAGTAATAGCATCATAATCCTTAACCATAGCCTGTTCTTCCTTAGTAAGTGACTTGTAGAACTTGATGAACCTTGCTGTATCATCATTATCGCAATCTACGAGCTGATCCTTGACCATCTTATGTCCGTTGGTAAGCAATAACTGATAAGCCTTATTCTGCTGAAGAACACGAGACTTAGTGCCAAATGTATTATACACTACATTGCTCGAATCTTTAGCGGAAGAATTAGTTGAAAGACCGCACTTCCTAAACAACTCAGCCATTTCACTATTCTTCATCTGCTGAACTGTAGGAACTACCTTGCGTTCCTTCTTCTCTTTGTTCTGTGCCGGCTTCTTCTCAACTGCCTTCTCGACCTTTACGTCTTTCTTAGCGACAGGTGCTTTCTTAGCTGTTGCCTTTACTGCCTTGTCCTCAGTTACCTTCTTTGCTGCTGTGTTTGCCATAGTTTTTGTCCTCCTTATGACTTTAGGTGTGAGTGAATGTGTCACTCGTTTTTTGTTTACAAGTACATTGTACCATAATCTTCACAGAATGTCAAAGACTAATTTAAGGGCCTCCTTTAATTTGTCTAGGTGGCAGTCTTATGCGTGTGTGCGTATATATAATATGAAGCCGGGATTTAACCTATCCAGATATATGTGTGCCCGGACAGCCATAAGGTCTAATACATAGCGACTTTTTGTTAGATAAATTGTGCAAAATGACGAAAGAAATTTCTTCGCTAAGAATTATTTTGTCTTCGCTATAGGGCTAAAAGACACTTTTTCTTCAAGAAAAAAATTAACGCCCTATTTTAGGGCGTTTCTTGTATTGTGCAATTTTCACAAAGGAAGAAATTCTTTAATCATTTTCTTCGTTTCTAGGCAGAAAATTAAGTGTAATGCTACCAATACTATTAGCATCAGCCTTTTGCTGTAACTTCATAGGTATCTCTATCTTATGTTTAGCTAATTCATTTGCAGCTTTAATTCTTGTGTCTACTGAGCATTCTATACCGAATTGGTCTAATACTTCCCCCCTCATTACCGAGGTATAAAACTGGAGAACCTCAGTAGCGCTCGCAATCTTCGCATCTTCAATGTCTTGTAAGCGCTTCTGGATTTCTTCCCTCACATAATCTCTCGACAGCAAGGCGCTACCATATTGGCTCGGCCTCTTGCTTTTATATCCAGCTTCTATAACAGCTTGAGCTGCATTTTTACTTATTACATATGCTGATATAAATGCTTGTTCTAATGGAGTTAATGTATGTTTATTATTAGATGTTCTTATAGGTATTGCATTTGGTGCTGAACTCATTTTATCTCCCCGCTCCGTTTTGGATGTTTCTTTCTACTTACTAAATCCTTTCCGGATAATTTGTTGTTTAGAGTGTGAGCTATATTTTGTTAGACAATTTTAGCGGGAGTTTTATCCCCCGCTTCCATTGTCTTTTGTGCTTGAATTGTTTTAGGATGCTGCGCCAAGCTCAACTACTACTGCTCCGTTGTTCTCAATCTTGAGGTTTGCAACTGTGCGAGCTAAAAGTGTTGCGTCAAGACTTGCCTGTCCGCCTGTGTAAAACTTTATAAGTTCTACATCATTTGCGTCTAATACAGTAACAAGTATCTTCGCCTGCGTAATCGCTGTCAATAACTGCTGTAAAGTCATAGCTATAACTCCTTTCTTAAAGTATCAACATTGACATTATTATTCTATCATAATGTACCTATAATGTCAATTATAGGAGTCAGGAGCATCGCCTTTCCAATAACTTTTAACATCATTCCAAGTTGCTTTCCAACTAACACCAACTACTTCTCTGTTTGCAGCTTTTTCTGCGTACCAATATGAAAACAATGCTTTCTCTAAATCATTTTCATTAAAATCTTTATCTTCTTCGTCCAACTGAATATCAATAGAAAACTGCTTAATCATTTCTTACCTCCATCTTGTATCAGTACCTGTGTGTGCTTTTTCCAAAGTTCTTTTTTCAGTTCTTGTGCTTGTATATAATCATCTGTGCTAAGTATTATTTGTCCTTTTGTATTCATTAACCTCCATCTTTTATGCTCAATCATTATCGGTTCTTTTTTATCTTCAACCGCCGGTGGTCGTGTATATTCTTTTTCTTTATTTGCTATGGCTACCGCCGCACCTCCGGCTGTAACAAAAATTCCTATAATTATATATCCTACGGCTAAAAACGCCAATCCTAATAATGCTATCACTTTCCGTCATCCTCCAATATACCATTTGTAGCTAATTCATAACCTTTCCAATACCCCTTTTTCCATACACAAAACGCATCCCAAGCCAAACCAGGAGTTTTTTCTACTACTACATTCTCGCCGGTTTCAAAATCCTGTATATGGTAATAGTCATTATAAGAACGGACTACAAATTGCATATCAGGATGAGCTGTATTCCATTCGCCTATCCATTGTTTTAATAAATCGTATGTTACCCTTCTCATATCTTCCTCCTCAATCGTGTGTTGCGTGAAAGTTTTCTATAGCCCATTTATTTCCTGTTGCATAAACCTGCGCTTTAGTTCTTTCGTATGGTGTCTGTCTGCGTACTTTTTTCTCAAATGCTTCACACACACTAACACCCTTATCTTCATCATCACACCATCTAAAATTAACACAATCTTGACATCTCATAACTTAAAATAGGGCGGTATTTTTCAACCGCCCATCTCCTTTCTCTTACTTCATCAACTTTTCTATTGCTTCAAGCACTTCCTCATATACCGGCATATCCCTTGTCATTCTTTCATATCCCCAAGGATCTTCTTCCTCGTCATATTCAGTAAACCAGGTACTATCGTGCTCGTCATCTGAAGAATGATACTTCAGCAGGTCCCATTGCATCTTCTCAACAATATAATTATAAATAGTGCCGAGGACCTCAATGCGTGAAATCTTCTTCTGCATTTCTTCAGTTCTTTCTGATACATCAATCTTGTTCATCATTTTTTCTTCCTCCTGTGGAATAATTGGTTGATAGTCACTATTGACTATGTAAACATTGTATCATAATCTTACAGATTTGTCAAAGATTATTTTGTATGAACAGTATCTTTAGACACTCTGAACAATAATCTTTCCCATCTACTTCATCGCAAGTAAGATAAACTCCATTATGATAACAATTACACTCCCGTCCACAATTATCACACAAAATTACCTCTCTTGGTTCTACATCTATTCTATTATCATTATCCCATACTCGCATATTAGCTTTCTTCCTTTTCCCCGGCACATATTCCACCGCAATATAACCCACCAGACTTTCTCGCACTTACCATACAACGGAGAAAACACTCCATTATCTCGCCAAACGCTTCATCATCATCTATCATACAATCTTCATCGTAAACCTGGCTAATATCAAAATTGCCATATTCAATATCGCCATCTGGTACACCGCACATAAGCCAACGTACAAATACATCTTCGTCATTTATCTGACGTGCTACATATTCCATTGCTACAATCATTTTCTTTCTCTCATCTCGCTGTGTGTTTGTCATTTTTCTTCCTCCTTTGGATTGTGGGTTTAACAAGTTATCTGTCCTTCATATTCGACACCAGAGACAAGTCGTAGCACCGATATTACAAGATTGTCGTGACTTGTTTATTTGATTATGTAAACATTATACCACAATCATACGATCTTGTCAAAGATTATTTTTATACTCATTCGGTCCTATCCATATAATCGACAATAGAATCCACAAGGAAATTTAGGACTTCTCTGGGATCATTCTTTATCTCCATCTCAATATCATCAATATTTGTATCATCCCATGGATTTACAAAATATCTATATATAATCTCTGCAAGTTCTCTATCAGTATATCTATCCATAATTACTCCCCCATTAAGTACCCACGCTCTTCATCATAATAGAACATTCTTTTGTTCTTATAGTCGTGCTTATCATTATCCCATTCACCTGTCCATATATACGCAAGTTCATTATTAGTGCTAACTTCTTGCCTATATATTTCCCGGTTATTTTTAGCCAATTCACTTGCTAACCAATCACAAGCCATATTGTAGGAACAATCAGCTAATATAAGTTCGTGTCTTGTCTTTCTATCAATCACACTCGTCAAGAATTTCCTCATCTTCTTCCTCCCACGGCTCACCACATTCAGCAGCATCCAACATATCATAGAACCTTTCCCTACGATTTTCCTTTATACATTCATCTCGATATTCTCTATCAGATAAAGCCTCGCATTTCCAATCGCTATATGCACTCATTTATCTATCCTCTTTCCAAGTTCTATACAATAATGCTACATCAATAGCTAACAATACAATACCTATCACAACATACCAATCAGCTAATATCATCTCATCCTCCTTAAATCGTATCAAAAGCACCTAATTTCCTATAGTATTCGTCTTCGGCTACTTCATCAATGTCTACATCTTCACTATCAACTGTCCCGTCATAGTCTTCTATAAAATCACTACCACAACAAGGACAATAGGACATAGTTTCATATGCAGGCATTCCCCAGAACTCACCTCTTGACTCTCGAACCTTCCTTAATTCTTCCGGCTCACCAATCCATCCACAATCATCACATCTTACCATTTTTAGCTCCTCCTTTGGAATATGGTCATAATCATTATTGATTATGTAATGATTATACCACAATCTTATCATAATGTCAAAGATTATTTAATTCAAAAGCCGTAGGCGGATAGCACTACGACTTTTATTCTACCTGGATACTTTTACATTACTCCGGAAAGATATACACACATACATAGCCATATTTTGTTAGACATTTTCTAGCACCTTCTCGAGACCGTTTTCTTCAAAGGCTTTCCATTTATTTTCAAATTCTTCCGAACCTTTCATCTGATTAGTGGGAGGTATTTCATTCCCATTTACCGCATACCATAAGTTCCGCATAAATAATACTATCTGTATTTGGCTCGGTGAGCTAAATAATTCTACGTGATTATATCTACTCAATGCTTCATTCCATACCGATTGCATTACTTTATAAATAGTTACAGGTCTATTCTGTTGGTCGCTATAAAATTGTGACCGATTGCAGAGTATCTTTAATCCTTTACTATTTAATGCTATCTGTAGCTTATGTATCATTTCTGAATTACTACTTGGCATAATGTCACCTCACTTGCTAAAATAATGGTCTTTATACTTAAATGCAGGCATCAATCCATAATGAAAACTACCTGTCTTGAAACTGATTATATCACTATCAGTTCTATGTGCTAACTCATTCGCTACTACCTTTTTTGTCTCTAATGTGACATCTATCACATCTATTGTGCCATTTGACACAACAGAAAAAGCATTAGGATATAATATCACATCTTCAAGTGTATCTCCCCATTTACCGCTATCTAAACGATTAAGTATTACATCACATACATACACTTTACCTAAATACCCTTGATTACCTGCTTCGGCTTCAACACACCTTTCCAATAAATCATATTTATTTCTAGTATCCTCTATTGTCTTAATTTCAATCGGAACGTGAATGGGTGATTCTGGTACTTCATCGCCATAATCTACATAAAAGGTTCTTACATATACAGGAGATAATGATTCTGTATATAGATAATCAATTATAAGATATGTTGTCAGAGTTACTGTGAACCCCAGAATCCCGAAACATATCAAACAGAGGCATCGAAGCATCTTCCTGCTTACTTTTCTCCCAACAAGTCGGTCCATAACCCAAGATTTTAGATTCATCACTCCTTAATTTCCTCCCACAACGTAAGCAATTTTCATGTAATTCCGGCTCAGTTATATTCATTTAATTACCCTCATAGTAATCCAAAAGGAAGTTTATAAAATCTGTAATATTTATTTCGGGTGCCCATCCACCAATCTGGTCTCTATAATCATCACATTCCATAGTCTGAACAAAATCATCATAACATGGAAGACAACCTGTCTGGTCAATACATTCCCTTCTCTGTTTAACAAAATAATCAGCTATTCGATACATAAGAGATTCTTTTGTTATCAGCTCAAAATCAACGCATTCCGGATAATCATCTTCGGTCATTTTAAGCCAAGACGCAGGTGTCATTGTAGGTTCATCTTCGTCTTTATGAGTATTATACATTTCTATGTAATCTGAGGCTGCCGATATTGTAGCCTCATTATACATATATCCTTTCTTCTTAAACAAGTCCTCAATCATCAACTCTAATGTTGTAGTTGTCATACCTTCCTCCTTACAGTATATCAAATATATAGTCCATCTCTAAACCATACTCACAACATAGCATATCCTCTATTTCGTCATAACTACCGCCATCAGCTAAAATATCATACAACATACCTCGTGCTTCTTCACGATGCTTCTTTGCTTCAGCTTTTGTATCTCCGTCTCTATGAATTAAAGCTTGCTCAAACTCGGTTATTTTAGCCATCATTCAATCCTCCATATCTTCATCTATCTCAATGATTTTATCCTGTGACTTCGTGATATACATAAGACAAGGATAACCTTCGTCATTCGTGAAATGAAACCCAGCTGTAAACATCCAACCATTATAGGATATTATTTTTAAGTCCTCGCCGTTATATTTCATCTTTAGATTACGACAATACTCCCACGCTTCATACTTCTTATCACTATAACTGCTATAACAAGAATGAAGACTACTATTCTTACTCCTTTCATATGCTCTAACGATTGCTTTATCTGCTTTTGTCATTTTCTTTACCTCCTTTGGTATCGGTTATTTGATTATGTAAACATTATACCACAACATTATTCATCTGTCAAAGGTTTTTCGACAAACTTAATACTCCAATTCTTATAATTATAAGGATGAGTATCAATTTCATAAGTGCTAGTTACCATTACTGAACTATTACCATTCCAAGTTAATGCAACAGCCATAAACTCTGCATCTTCTTTTGACATTGCTAACGGCTTATCTTCTTCCTTCCAATATGCCGTTCTGTCTGTATTATTTTTACTTGTAACATACTTGGGTCCGTTGTTGGTGAATACCAGAACATAATGATAATACTTTTTCCTACTTGCCATAATTTTTACCTCCTTCGGTAAGTGGTTTCCTACGTTACAATAACATTGTATCACAATCTTATAAGATTGTCAAAGATTATATTTAATACCGGCTCTGTCAATTTTCGGTCGTTTCATTATATTATAATAAGTAAATACGCACACAATACCAAAAACTCAAGAGGCTCGAAGAGGCTCATAGAGGCTTAACATTATATAATATAATGAAGTCACATCATCAATCTTTCCATTCTTTATATCATTTATAGTCCTGACTATCAATTTAACAACCTGAACTAATCTATCTGACCGATATTTCTTAACATACTTCTTATTAAAATATATCTGTTTACTATCTAATCCTGTAGTACCAGCTATATCTGAATCTTCGCATACTTGAATTAGCAAAACAGTCTTCAATGAATTATACAGCGTACCTAATATATTTATAACCTGAACACCATTATCCAATAGATTTTGAGCTACCTTAAAACTCATATCTATCTGCTTATTAAGTACGCTATCTGTAAACTCAAACACACTTGACTCTTCTGGCTGATAAATCACACCTGTTTCTATAAGGTGCTTTAGTGCTCTGTCTACATCAATATCTGCGACTTTTGAATAACTATTGATTTTGTCACATTCCAGCATAGCCAGATCGTATGAGCCAGAAATTTTGTTAGACAAATCTGCTAGCCCTTTTGGAGACAAAGGACAGACTTTTTTAATATATGCGTTTAGAACATTTGGAGAAAGTTTCTCAAAGGAAACAGTCTTGTCCTTAAAGAATTTACCAAACTTCAATCGACTATCAATTTTCTCATAGAGCAAAACAATTACATTTTCAGCGATTTCGTTAGACAAATTCTCATAGACTTTTTCTTCTTTCATTATCGCCATATCATCACGAATAACATAAAAGTTAGACGTACTGCCAAACAAAGAACGGCTCGTGCATTTATTATAAATATCTAATACACTATCAGCTCTTACTATTGGCTTATTTAGAACTTTTGACATTTGCTCTAAATATATTTTTTGTATTCCTAATTCTGTTCCTGTAAATATATATATGTTAGACAACTCATTGTGCATTATTTGGGTCTTTAATTCATTGATAGTCATACCATATCTCCCTAATATCAAATACCCATAAATCATAAAGCTGCTGTTTATTTATACCTAACTTCCTAAGCATCTTTATATATCGAGATGTGAGTAAAATGCCGTTCAAAAACTTTTTATTTCCTGTTTCTGTATAATGTTGCATACATATAAAAGAGAACATACTCCAGAAGAGTTTCAAATCGTATCCTTCATCATTTTTTAACCCTATCTTTCCACCACTTTTGAAAGCATTTGCTGGCTCAACTTCCGATATATTATCTACAACAAGTTCTACAAAATCATAAAAATCAAGAACATTTGTGTTTGCGAGAATATCAATTTCATCAGGAGTTTCACATATAGCCACAATTAAATTCTTTGCATCTTCAGCTATAATATCATACTTGCTTTCCACATATTCTTTCAACTCTGCTAATGTATATCTTTCCATAGTAAAGATAAATGCTCTACTTTTAATTGTGTCTAATGTATTGTTTATATCGGATAACAACATTATAATATATACATTCTTAGGAGGTTCTTCTACAACTTTAAGTAAAGCGTTTTTAGCATTTACTGACATAGTATCGGCATCAGGAATGATAATAAACATTTCATCTTTAGTAGTATATGCGTCTTCAATCATACTCCTAACAGTTTCAATTTTAATGTCAGGAAGTTTATATTTAGCATATTGCATTCTTCGATTGCATATATAAGTTGCAACCATTTCCCTGCTACCATTCCCGGCTATTATACAAAAGTGAGGAAAAGTATCGGTATCAAACAACCTATCTATTTGTTTTATTAAATTAGTTTGTCCTATCATTATCAATAAACCTCAATAAACAAGCCTCTACATCATACTTAACAGTAGAACTATATTTTATATCAGATGAAAAATATATCAGTTCAGTCAATAAATCAGCTATACGTCCTCGATAATACTCTTCTTTATTATCTTCTAACCATTTCACATATGTATCTATTTTAGGCATACTAATATATTTCCAATCGCACCCAATAAAATACTTCTTACAATCAAGTAGGAACTGAACATAAGACTTTATAAACTGCTTTAAGTCTTTACCACTATTATATAAGTCCTCAATAACAGTTATAACATCAGCCTCTTTGTCAGACGTAATGAGATCCGTTAGTTTTATCATAGTATTATAATCAACTACGTTTAACGCATTTACAACATTCTGCAACGAAAGCAATGTTGAGAATGAAAGGCATTTATCGAGTAAAGTTATAGCATCACGCATACCACCTTCTGCAAGTTTTGCTATATAATCAACTGCACTTGCTTCCCAATCAATATCCCTTTCATTACCTTCACTTTCAAGAATATAAAATAATCTATCAACAATACCATCCATTGATATTTTCTGAAAATTATATCTCTGTGCCCTTGAAAGTATAGTTGCAGGAATTTTCTGAGGGTCAGTAGTACACATTATAAATATAGCTTTTGCGGGTGGTTCTTCAAGTGTTTTCAAAAATGCTTGCCACGCATTGTTAGACAAAGAATGAACCTCGTCAAGTATAAATACCTTATACTCGCAATCGAGCGGTATCATTTGTGCTTGGTCTATAAGCCTACGAATATCATCAACCGAATTATTACTTGCAGCATCTAATTCAATCGGTTGACCTTGACCTTTATTTATTTCATTAGCGAATATTCTGGCTGCGGTAGTTTTACCGCAACCAGCTGGTCCACAAAATAAATATCCGTGTTTCACTTCATCATCCGCTAATTGTTGCTGAAGGATTAAACGTATTTCGTTCTGTTCAGTAACATCATCCCAGGTTTTGGGCCTATATTTTATAGCTAATGATTGAGTAGCCATTATTCCTCCTCATCTTCATCATCTTCACAAAGTTCATTTGCTTTATCAAGATAACCTGAACATACACATATCAAATTATTATAATCACCAGATGTTGCTTCTTTATACATCTGATTTGTCAACTCACCAAGGCCTACACTCTTTAACGCATTAGCCGTATATCCCATAATACTAAATGCGTTACCGTCTACACCAACTAAACTAAACATAATTAACCCTCCAACTTATAACGTGCATACTGACAAGCATTACCATATCGGTCTTTTGTTACTTCCATATTTGTCGATATATCATAACCTCTTTTACGAAGATTAAATATGATAGAAGCTAATCGTGTTGCACCATAACTCTCAATCGCTTCCATACTTGTAATACTCCCTTTTTCCTGTAAATGTTCCAATACTTTTGTGTGCTTATTCGTTCTCTTCATCTCGTTCTCTCCTTTCAATTTCCAATAATCGTTTGAACTCACGTTCACTTAATATATAGTATCTTTGTGAGTTTTGTAAATCTCCGAAGTCAAAACATAAAGCTGAATGATGTTTACCCAAAGAAAATGTTTCTTCTTCGTTCTTCTCTAACCACTCACGCTGAATACTCATTGACTTACTCGGTGTAGTTTTAGTCTTACATTCAACAAGCCAATCATCTAACTGAACATCACCAGCACCGAAACGTATAGCACCACTATTAGGTACAACATTACCTTTTATAGTCTTTGCTACAGCTTTTTCCTGCTTACTTGAAAAATATCTTGTTGCTGACTTATTCATTACCTCAACTCTTTCTTGGCTTAATCATACCTTGTTCAACGGCTAAATAGTATAGTTCACACCACTTTATGCCACATTTTGTTATAACTTTATTCTCTGCCCTCAATTTATGAGAAGTTAATAGGGTGATATATTTTTCAGGAACACATACAGTATTTTCCAAACTAAAATCTTCAGGATTATCTAAATATGTTACTTTATACCCTTTAGGAACTTTACCATTAGATTTTTCCCATAAATATCTTCTATAGTTTATCCACTTACCATTAACTTTTATAAATGTCTTGTCACCTTCTTTTCTCAACTCACCATCTTTGTATAAATAAGAAGTCTGATTTTCGTTAAGTCGGTGTCTATTATGATAAGCCACTTCTCTATCAACTCTTAAACCTAAATCATCAGTTGCGTGATGACCTATAGAATCAAAAGCATACTCAACATCAAATAACTCTTGAAATTTAGTTATTGAAGCTACACGACCTAATTTAGGATAATTTTCTATAAGCCATTCATCCATCTCTTTAGTATATGCTTTCCAAGGTGCTTGTTTTACTCCTAATGAACGAATATGCTTTCGTAAACAATCTATATTACCTGTGTATCCTGTCTTATCACAATATGCCTTAAAAAACGCTTTGGTACATTTACCAGGATAATTTTCAATTATCCAATCATCCGCATAATCATATTTCCAACAACTATAAGCCATAACTTATTCCCCTATCATACCTGAAAGTACGGAATGCTCAAGGGTTTTAGCTTGTGCAAGAGCTTTCTCATATTCAAGAATAAGTTTTCCGTTATTTATCATCTGTTTTGCAACACCAATGATAATCTTTGTCTGCTCATTTTCAATCTCTCGCTGTTCCTGGGTTAACTGTTCGTTCAGAGTTACGTTAATTCGGTCTCCCATTGTTTTGTGCAATTCTACAAGTGTCATTTTCTTTTCTCCTTTCAATCGTTCAAATCGTTCAATGGTTTTTGTTTTACTTTAATATCATTATACCATAATGATAAATAAAAGTCAAAGGTTATTTTTCAACATTACTTGCTATATCATTTAAGCGTGCCGGTATTACAAACTCATAATTACAATCATCACAACACTCTGCACCTTCTTCATTATTTACAGGCCAAGGATTATTTCCCCAACCTGTAAACTTTTTACCACAAATACAACATACTTTTTCTTCCATATCACACCTCACTCATAATCAGGTTCAAGGTCAAATTTCTGAGCATTTTGACGAATACTATTATTTGCCACAATATCATCAAACCACCTTGCTCCTAATTTCAGTTTAACAATAGGATTATAATAATTAGGAATTGATATGAATGTAAGGTCATCAGGATAAGCATTATCATCAGTAAGTCCGTAAATATCATTCATCATCTTACCTTTATATACATACCCTATACATTCTTTTTCGGTAAAACCGGAGATTCGGGCTACTTTTTCAAACCCTTCTTTGAACTCTTTTTTATGCTTAGGAGTTGATATATCAATCCCTTCAAACGTAAAACAAGAAGTACAAAAAAACGTATTAAAGAATTCCAAAGCCCTATTTTCAGGTACAGTTGCAAGTTTCATTATTACCCTCCTTATGAAACATACTTTACATTACTATATTATTATAACACAATCTTATAGATAATGCAAAGACTACTTACTCAATGCAAGCTTTAACTCCTTCAATACATTCTGCATTTCAATAAGTGTCATTTCATCCTTTACAACTGATAAGGCATTAAATACATCGGTTAATACTCGTTCTGTACTTTCAGTTCTCCTAACTAACTCTTCTTGTAACTGTTGCGTAGGAAAAAAATGAAGTGCTAATCTTTTCTCTTCCTCATCCATACCACATATTGCTGACCTTAAATTATCTCTCGCTATTGGACTCAATTTCAAAATCCTCCTCTCCTATTTCTCCACATATCAATCCTTCAACTCTCTGAGCATAATACTTATTATTAGTCTTTATATGCCTAATAAGTTTTATTTTGTCCCCTTTGAAAAATCGAGAACAATTATCAGTTATGACTATTGCTATTTTTCCTTCATTCATACCTTATCCTCACTTTCTGCCCACTCAAACTGTTTACATCTGTTCCAATAATTTAATCCGCTTTTCCCATATTTCGGACTATCAGCATTAGTACATTCATTGTTATTGCGTACCATATTTGCGTTTTTATCTTGAGTAAAAAACCTACAATGCTCACACTTGATATTGGATTTTTTGGTTTTATCTATCGGTCTTTTATTCATACTTCCTCACTTTCTGCCCTGTACTTGTCGATAATCTCTAATATCCCACATCCTAAATAATCACTTGCGTTACATTTTTCCTTGAAATTCAGTATCTCGGCTCTTATCTTGTCGAGGACTGAAATAGGTAAATAATTCTCTTTGACATAATCTGCTAATGACACATCGTTAATGGAAGTGTTCTGCAACTCTCGTTCAAATAACTCGTTCTTCATGTTTCCTCACTTTCCTGTGGCTCAAACAGAAAACAATACCCATCTTCCCTTGTCTTGCATCCGTCACCCCACTTATTACAGATTTCGTGTGCTACTATAAGCGGTATTCCGTCAACCTTTGCCACGCTATCATACTCAAAGTATTTGCAATCCTTACAATGCCCCGTCTTTGGGATCATATCAGCGCACATTACTATGCCCTCTTCATGGTTATCCTCTAAACCGCACACCTTATCGTGAATACATTTATCGCATATGCTCATTCCTCATCCTCACTTTCCATCTTTGCACCACAAAACGGACAAAAATCATATATTGGTATACCCATACATTCATCTACTCTTGTTTCATGATTACAATTTGAACATCTGTACTTATCTTCCGTCAGCCATTCCCAATGCCCTGTCTTTGGCTCTTGCCTTAATGCTTTGATTGCATCATCAAATACTTCTCTCGGTGCAAGAGTGTAATTGAAATTGTCACGAATATTGATTAACTCGGCTATCTTTTCTCCTTTTGTCATATCTCTCTCTTTCTCGTAGTATTCGCAATTATCCCAATATATGATGCAGGGTTTTAACTGCTCTACGTTGTTTCGATAGATGCAAGTGTCACATAGTTTCATTATTCTTTATCCTCTAACTTATTTCGAGCTTCAATACGATAAGTCTTAAGGTAATCATTGATAAGGCAATACTCCCTTGATTCCTTAAAATTCCTTTCTAACCCTATTGAGTGCCACCGATTCCAAGTCCTTACTTGACGATATATTTTGTTGATACTATTTATATCCTTAGCCTTCAACATATCATCGTGGGCCCTCGTTAATACTTTGATTTCCTCTTCACTTAACATTTTTAATTACCTCCTTTGGTTTTTGGTGTTGTTTTATCAACTATAATTATTGTACCACAATCCTTAAAAAATTGCAATAAATAATGCGATAAACCCTTGGAATACCGCATTATTGATATTACATATGAGATATAATCTGTTCCCTTAATTCATCTAATAAAACATCATTCTCCCTAAGTAACTCGGCTACTTTTGTTTGCCCCTGTATCTTTATCTCTTTACCTTCTTCATCACAAACAATCTCACCTGTGTCTATATCAACAAAGTTAAACCACGCTCCGGCTTTATTAACGATACCTAATTTAATACCCACTTCAATCAAATCAGCAATTTCATCAATTCCATAATCATACATCAATGTATAATATCCAAGTCGTCTATCAGGTTTATCAACTTTCTGCTTAAGTACAGATACCATTACACGATTACCGCTAGGTGTTTCACTACTACGATTTATAGCATTACCACTACTATCTAAAAAGTCACCCTTTGCAAACTGAAGACGAATTGAACAGTTATGTTTCCACGCCCTACCGCCTGTCGTTGTTTTACCACCATAAGGACTATTCATATCGTCTCGCATCTGATTTATTCCAACTATCGTGCAATCGTACTTATGACAAGACAATTCTGCTTTTTTACTAAACAAAGTTAATGGCATAGAAATACCACCATATGTTTTTTCATCCATCTCTTTTTCATATGCCTGCTTTGATAGCATAACACCGAGACTATCTATAATAACAAGACCAACTTCATCTGTATCTATCATATCAAGTAACATTTGAAATATATCTTCTGCTGCTTGTGTCTGTGGCTTAATGATATACATATCATCAACATCAACACCTAATTTCATAGCCCAATCTTCATCTAATGTATTTTCACAATCAGCATACACTATTTTTTTAGGGCCACGTTCTTCAAGATACTTTTTGCGAGTATTATCTGTTGTGTTAGACAATTCTTCTTCCCATTCATCACGAAATAGTTTCTGAGCATTTTTACATAAGTCAAGTGCAGATGTAGTTTTACCACCATTTTCATCTCCACAAAACTCAATCAACCTACCCCGTGCGATACCACCATATAACATATAATTCAATCGAGGGGAAGTGAATGGTATTTTCTGCGTTGCAATTCTATGTATACCTCTATTTGCAATATCTTCCTTCCAATCTTTATTTATCTGTTTACAAAGTTCATCAAGTTTAGACATTATTTTCTCCTTCCATATATCAATGCAAGCACAATCAATACCACTGCTTCTACTCCAATGGTCGTAAATACCCCTAACCAATATGGATTAACATACATTATTTATCCTCCTTTAATTTAACATATCCTTTAGAAACCCAACTTTGAGGAACAACTTGCTCATACTGTTTACGATTAGAATTAGATACTTCATATTTAGCACGAACATATCCTTGCTCTAATCCTAATTCAGTCAACCCCCATTTTTTACCAGGTCCTGCTTTTTTATAAGTAACCATTATCTATTACCTCCTATCCTGGTCAATTCCATTTCGGTCATTCTTCGACTAATAATTTTCTTAACACTTGACAGTATCTCCTGTGCTGCCGCTACTTTTGCTTTTACGATACTATATGCTCTCTTATATAGTATGCTCGTTAAGTATTCCTGCTGACTTGCCAATTCAGCTAATGAATCTTTATCTGCAACTGTACCTGTCTGAATACTATCCCGGCTTGAATGATACATTTCTTTATATATCGCCCTCGCAATATCATCTTTAATACCTAACTGTTCCTGCATACCTGACGCATAATATATAAAAACGGATAAGTTCATACAGAAATCATCAAGTTCTTCTGTTGTCGGAGGATTTTCACCATTATTTAGCAACTTTTTGATAAATGCGACATACATATCCAAGTCTTTACAATACGGCTCAATTATCTGATTCACAATATCATCTAACTTTGACGCATTTAATTCTACTCTATTTTGTATCTCTTTTACTTGCTGTCTTGCATCTTCAATATCATATGTCATAATAATACCTCCATATCATAATCAAAGAATACTTTTTTCTTCTTACCTGGAATAACTATGCCGTTTTCATTCGTATAATGGATACTTTTATAATCGTTCTCTTTCAAATACCGCAAATACTCAATAGTGAAAAACTCTGTTACATCCTTGTCTATCCACCAAACTATCACACCTGCAACTACTCCCATAATGCGTGATTTTTGAAGTAAGCCACGATACTGATTATCAGTTAAGTTAGACAAAGACCAAGTATTTCCGTGACACGACTTACACTCTATATACAACAATGTAGGATATTTATATACAATAAAATCACATATATTAGAACTACCTACATATCCTGTAGTTTGGTCGTGCAATCTATCTATCGACACATCTTTTATTTTTTCAAAACCTTCTTTTATAACAGTTTCAAATTGTTTTCCACGATTTACCGCCATAATTCACTCCGATTTACACAATTTAGAATAGTCACAATATGCACACGCTTTACTTGATACATTTTCAGGTATTGGAGGTACTTTATTCTGTTTTACATATTCATCACATTCTTTAATTTTATTAACAAGACTTTCTCTCATATCATCTGTTACATTAAGCATATATGATTTTTTAGAGCAATTATCCCTACATTCATATACAAATATAACCTGACTTATTTTTAATGCTTCCGAATATGCTGTTCCTTGTAGTATATGGTCAGGATTTACATCTTGTCTACTCCAAAACTTATTACTGTTTTCAGTTTTGATTTCCAAGATATAATACTTACCTTTATACTTTATAATCCCATCACACAAAAAGCTTATATTCAAATCCTTATGAAACAATTTAGTTTCATTACCTTGCTGACTAACTATATCCAAATAATCAAGCTTGTGCTCTCGTACATAATCCGCAACATTGACATACTCACAATCAATGTTATTATTTTTCATAGCCATACAAGCCTCTTGCAGCCTCTCGTGTCGGTCTGTACCACTTTCACATATACCAACCAACTCACACGTAGCCCTGTCATTCTCAACATCAGCACCTGTAACTTGATAATACATATTCCTAATACAATGCATTGAGCTAGGTTTATATGTTTGTGACGGCTTCCTTGAATTTTTCTTATCTTCTTTTTCAATACTTGCTTTAAGGTCATTGAGAAACTGCTGTTCAATAGGCAGGTCCTCTACATTTGCAAGATTCAAAACATTTAATAAAGCTTGACTTCTTGCCATTTTATACCTCTGCTTTTGCTATCAATGCAACTATCTGTGTAATGTTGTCTTTAGTCATCTTAAGGGCTATATCAGAACCATACGATAACTCAAGGAAATCTCCATCCTGTGTTGCAATCTGTGAGCGTAACAACTCAATGTCTACATCACAAGTATATTCCTTAAAGTTTTCACTTGAAGTATAAGGTACAAGTTCAACACCTGTTGACCTAACACTACTGAAAGTAACACCTTCTTGTGTAAATGTAAGTTTCAATGCTTTCTTATCATATGCACTAACAAACAGCGTAAGTCTATCTATAACATCAAGCACAGCCATTCTCGGTAATTTACAAGTTGAAGGAAAATCACCATCTACAAGACCTGTTATAGCTTTTATAGGGAAAGTTTCAATACCTTCAGTTATAGGAGCATATACAAACTCTTCTTTTGTATAGAAAGTGAGAGCATTTTCAGATGCGGCGACACTTATATCTTCATTTGACATTATGCTAAGTATGTCAACAAGTCGAGGTGTAAGAAGAAGTGGCTTATCAAATAACTTAACATTTGTAGAACATACTTTATAACTATCACTTGTTACAACTTTATCTCCACAATAATATGAAGTCAATGCCGGTAACTCAACACTTACCGCCAATGACGGCTTATTATAATTGATAATAGTATTTATTGTAGATAACTTTATTATTCCCAAATCAGTTGTAAAATCTGAAATATCAAATTTTTTGGGAAACTTAACCGGGATACCATTTTCATCCATAATAAGTTCCAATGTATAAGTACCATTACCTTTTACTTTAAGTGAATTAGACTCAATAAAAAGAGATACATTATCCGAAGTTGTTTTCTGAATAAGTTTAATAAATGTATCTGCTAAAACTGATACTTCAAAATCTTCCACTTCAAACTTATCAGATGATGTTACATAGAAATAATTAGTAGCATCAGTCGTAAGGAGTGTAAGTACCTTATTTTTAACACTTATGCTCATAAGTGATGTAAGGGGAATAAGTTTATTATTGCTCACACATTTACTTGCTTTACCAACCATATCCTGTAATTTTTCTGTTCCAATCGTTAAGTTCATAGTTTCTCCTTTCAAAATAAAAAACTCACTAACTACCATAATATATAGTAATTAGTGAGTTTCTGTAAAATTAAATGTAATTTAATCTACAAGTCTTTCTTTAAGTTTAGTAATAACAGGAATTGTTATAAATGGAACAAAAATACTCTCATTTACAGTTTCCATAAATGTTCCAAAACAAGAACTTGTGAATATATGCTTCCACTCCATCTCAAATGCAGACAGTCCTATCGGTGCAAATGCTAATGATGCAAATGTGAAATTGTCTATAAACTGACCTACAACTGTTGAAAGTACCGCTCTTACAAACAGTAAGAACTTAGAATCTTTTTCACCGCACATATCCTTCATCTTAATCATAACTGTCATATTGATATAATTGCCTACCCAAAATGCTGCAAAAGATGCAAATGCGGTTCTAACACCATTACTGAATATAAGTCTAAATGCTTCATTCTGTTCCGGGTATACACCGGGAAGTGCTATGATTACCTGTGCAAGTGTTACGATAAAAAGATTTATTATGCCTGCAAACGTATAGAGTTTAATCGTGTCCTTCTTGCCAAATAATTCGGTTGAGATATCTATTATCATAAATGTTGCCCACGATAACAGACCACCACCGCCACCAAATGCAAACGCTTCAGTTCCAAGCGTCTTCATTTCGAAGAGATTCTGTACTACTGTAAATACGGCATATATAGCCATAAAATACATCATCACTTCATACTTCTTTAGTTCTCTTTTTTCCTTCATTTAATTTTCCTCCTTATCATTTTATTATATACATAGGGAAATGAAGTAAAGCCCTATAATATCAAAGTTGCATCAGTATATTATCTGCTATACGTTTATGACCTTTTTCGTTAGGATGTATATTATCGTTAGATATATAACTATTCATATCATCAAGCATAGCAGCGTCAAACATTGTAATTATATCACAAACTTTACTGATATTGTCTATTATTTGTTTATAATAAGCAACATAAATGTTTACAGGAAAATCAAAACTAAAAGATTTGAAATAATCATTTTTTAGATACTCACACATTTTAGTTGCCCTGTTCACTATAATAGCATCATCAGTTATACCTAAAAAGTGAATTGTAGTATTAGGATTTAACTGTTTAATCCAATCAACCGCTTTAACGAATGATACAATAACAGTCTGAACAGTTGCAAACCCACACATAACAGCTGATACATCATTACTTCCATATTCAATAAATATCGTATCACATACAGGTATTATATCATTATTCCTTTGAATCTGACCTAACAAACTATATCCATCAACAGGATATATTGAATACTCGCCAATAGTAGTACCACTAACAGCAGCATTAGTTATATTCATTTCTTTAGGTAAATAATCAGTAAAACTATGCTCACAATTACTACCTTCAGTTAAACTATCTCCAAAAAATAAAGTCATAATTCCTCCTAAAATAACTTACTCGTGCTTACAAAACTTTCCAAACCTTTATACTGATAATTCTTAGCCCAATCCTGACAAAACTTTGCACTCGCCAATGACCTTTCACTATGGCTCATTGAAAGTTTTTCTATATTAGTACCGATACTTTCAAAATAATCATCTAACTTTTTCTGTATTTCTTTAGGTTGTTCCCAATATGTCCAAGTTGCGGTGGGATGAGTTATGTTTTCTTTACTTACTCCCAACTTTACACCAACTGTATCATCAAAACTATTTCCTGTAATACCTGCCGGTATCCATACTTGACCAAATGCTGACACAAGTACCCACGTTGTACTATCAGCCGAAGTAAAAGGTAATCTTTCCAACATAGCCAATGATGTAGCACCAAATGCGTGTGTCTTTATATTAGGTTGAGATGATTTCTGAATTACCGAAAAACATTTAGCACAAAAGTCATATTTAGACTCCAATGATACATCACCTCTCGGTGAAAGTCCTATATATGGTATCTGCGTTCCATCTGAAAATACATAATCACACATATTTTCTAGCCATTTCATATCTTCACCTTGATGAAATACAGGTACAAGTTTTGTCCAATCTTTGGACTTTTCTCTCATATACTGATAATTTTCCCAGCTCAACTTTGGTGCTTCTAAAAAATCTTTATCAGTTTTAGGCTTACGATATACACCAGGTATCTTATCAACTTGAACATATAAAGACATTTTATCCACATTATCATTTACAAAACTGATATACTCTTCCAGGTCAAGTTTTACCCCTTTTGTATGAGCAGAATGAGCACCACTATCAATAAGCAATTTACCACTTGTTCTTCCCTCGGTTTGTGCGTCAAAATGCTTAAATATATATCCTCTATTATTTAACTGACTATACAGTAAAGGAAAGTTTTCTGAATACGCATAATCAATTATTTTAGCATCATCAAAACTTGCGAGATATAAATCAAACATACATAACTCCTTTCAATACTCAATATATATTAAAAATCAAAATCCTGTAAATCACAATTCGATTTCTTCACCATACCACCTATTTGTAATAGTTACATCACATTTAATAGGTATTCCTAAATCATTTGCGGCTTCGCACATACATTGACTAAATATCTCAGCACATTCTTTTGCATTTTCTCTCGGACATTCTGCAAGATATTCATCGTGTATCGGTATTAATAATCTAAACCCGAGTTCCTTCAATCGCTGATTATCATATATTATCCTTCCGGCTATTTTTGACATATCAGCCGCACTACCTTGAATACGACTGTTAACGCATTGTCTTGTTGCATCTGCAATTTTACCACCATTGTCTTTTATAATAATGCCTTCATTCCTTGCTTCTTCAATTATCTTTTTCTTATCCTTCCCCCATACATTTTTTAACCTTACTGTATAATTGAATACAATATCATCAGGAACTTCTGTCTCAATAACTTCGTTATCAAATGAAAGCGGGTCCATATCACCATAACCAGGCATCCAACTAAACTCATACTCGTCTAATTGCATATCAGGTAATCGCCGTTTCCTTCCCCAAAATGTAGTAACAAAACCATACTCCTGTGCCATATAAATACTATCATCTTCAAATTGTTTTATTGCGGGAAATCCTTTAAATACCTTATCCTGTATTTGCTGAGCTTTCTGCTTTGTAGTATTCAACTGCTCTGCTACTGAATTAAGACCTCTACCATACAATATACCTAACAATATACTTTTTGCACTTGACCTCCGCTCTTTACCTTCTTTATTAGTAGTTCCGTCTATGTTAAACTCAAGACAATTATCATATGTAGTATTAAATGCTAATGATGCTATACTTGCATACAAATCTTTATCATCACGATACGCCTGCAACATAGTTTCATCACCGCACATTGCCGCCATACATCTCGGTTCTTGCTGACTAAAATCACTTGACAGCATAACATACCCTTCGGATGCTACAAACATCGGTCGTATGTCTTTGTTATGCGAGGGAATGTTTTGAAGGTTAGGATTCTCACTTGATAACCTACCTGTCTTAGCACCATATTGCTTAAAATCACAATGAACCCTTTCATCTATTAAACTATTAGGTATTGCATCAATATAAGTGCCTAACAATTTTGATACACTTCTATATTCAAGTATTGCTTTACAAAGTGGATTATCAATCTTATTAAGTATTTCTTCACCCGTACCTCTAGGATTATCTTTATCAATAACTCCTACATTCAATATATCATAGAATAGTATCGCAAGTTGTGTAGGGCTACTTATATTTATAGGATCGGATAACTTATGATTAGGATGTTTAATAATATAATCATTTATATCACTCCTATAATTTTCAAGTAACGTATAAAAGGTATTAAGTTTTTCCTGTTCAAGTTTATGATACTTTTCAGATAATTCAGTTGAATAATCCGTATCTATCTTAACACCATTATCTTCCAAATCAACTATAACATCAACATATGGCATTTCTATATTCCAAAATACTTCGGATACTTTTTCAAGACCATATTCAACGCACAACGGATTTTCTTTTGTAAGAAAAGGTAACTGAAAATCAACAAGTTCATCTGTATCAACAGCATCTCGAGCCGCATATATGTATCCTGTTTTTATAGGAACCATATCAAAAGTTATCCCATCAAACAGCTTACCAAATGAAAACTCATCTTCTTTACCTTCAAGAACATATTTAGAATGAAGTGTTTTAAGTCCGTGCGGTTCATTTTCATTTAAGCAATATCCGGCTAAATGTGCATCAAACCAAGCAGGACAATATACTCCTAAATTATGTTTAATAACACGAATATCAAATTGAGCATTATAATACTTAAACTTTACACCCGAATTTACTAATAACTGTAATTGCTCTGTTACTATACGAGGGTCAAGTTGTCCTTCAGATTCCATTCCTGTTATATAAGATTTATGATGTAGGGGTACATATAAACCTTTTTGACCTTTAGTATATAAGCTAAAACCTACTATTGTATCTTTTAAGGGATTAAGACCTGTTGTTTCAGTATCAATAGAACAATTCCCGGCTTCTTTTATATTGTATATATATTCCTTAAACTTGTCCTCATCTTCTGCCATATAATATATATAATCATCAGCATACTTTCCTAATTTACTCTCGACAAGTGCATTTATCGTAGTTATTTTATCTAATAAACTATTTCCTTTAACAACAATAGAAGCAGACTTTTTGTTATTCATTTTACTGATAACGCTTTTGTCTGCTTCTTTACTACTACGAGTTGTAGGTAATTCAAATAGTGGCATTATATTCCCTCCATATGTCTATGGTAAGTAAACCTCAATTAGGGATCCCCCAATATGTAAACCTTACCACCTCAAACAATAACACGGCCAATGTTCTGTTCTATCGGTTTCGTACATTCACTTAGCGCTTTAAGTTTCAGTACAGGTTTGTGGGTTCTCGTCTTTTTGTTTTCCGTTATCGACCCTCACCTTAAACAGACTCGCACCCTTTGGTCTAAACTTCGAGCAAACGCCATACTTTTCTTTTATATTGGGCCCAAGGGTAAAATAAAAGTAGGAAAAGTAAAACCCTTAAAGTGTAGTGATGAGATTTGAACTCATATCTTTGGTTGATGGCCAAAACCAATGTTTTACCTATTAAACTACACTACAACCACAATGCAACTAGAAACGAGTAACAAACGCCAATGACTTTGGAGGTTAGTCACTGATTGCAGGGACAGGATTCGAACCTGTGTTTTAGGGATTATAATAACCCCTCATGGAGCCACTCCATTTACCCTGCGAATATATTAGAAAGTTCTACGGGGTGACGAAGAACTGTTCTGCGGTGTTCTGCGTGTAACCTCACCACTTCTCTGCTGGGCTACATTCGCACTATCATCAGGAAAATCACCAAGGTCAAGAAATGCGTTCATTTCCTCGGCTGTCTTATCAAGTACCATCCAACCAAGCGGCTCTGCACACTCATAATCGTCAAGTTCAACAGGAACATTCTCAAGTGGCATAAAATCATATCTTGTCTGCATATCACCTTTAGCACCACTACGAGATATTTCAACTATTTCATCACAAAGTGGATTAAAATGTGATGCTAAATTAGCAATTCTTGATGCGTATGTTTTACCACGTTCCCATACCTGACACTCACCAGCATCTTCATTATACAGTTTGAGGAATAACTTAGGAATAGCCTTATACTGTGCTGCACATAACGGACACTTATCTACAGGTTCATTATAACTCCTAAGGCAATTCACATATTTTCTCTTATCACCAACCTGTACTTCGTGTACTACATAAGGAGTAAGGTCATTTATATCACGATACAAAAAACGTACTCTTGCCCTATCGCCATCATCTTTCAACTGAAAATACTGCCCATTACTACTGTTCCCATAATTATCAATGTCATTTAACGATATTTTTCCCATTGTTCATTATCTCCTTTCACTATCGTTCAAATACCATTTTCAATACAATATATAGTATTATTATGTATTTTGTAAAGTTGCACACTTTAACCTCAAAGATTTTCGTATATTACATATAGTCATTCTCGATACATTAAGTATCTCGGCTATAGTTGTATTATCATACCCCTCTGATGCTAATATGCAATACTGATACTCTTTATCGGTCAAATTATCAGGAAGTAGTGCTTCAATAAAATTATAAGTATCTTCAATACCCATATCTATCAACTCACTAATAGATTCTAATATACACTTACGTTTCTGATAATTCAACCGCTCTGTCTCTTCTCGTAACTTATTTCGATAGACTGTTGCAAAATAAGTCGTGAATTGGGATTCACTATTATACGTTTTAAGACAGTAATCAAGTTTTTCTAAACACCAACTTGCTAAATCACATTCAGTTAATCCCCAGAAATCACTTGATATTACAATAGCCAATCTGTATATCTTCTCAAAACTTGATGCTAATATCTGTGGTTCAGCACGGTCTTGATATAAATAGGCTAATGTATCTAACCTCATATTTGTATACTTCTCAGTTATGAAAGGTCGCAACAAACGTAATGTAGATTCCATTATTCACTTAATGCCTCCAACAGCCACTCATACTCTTCTGCAGAATTAATATCGAACCTAAAAGGTGTTCCTTTTTCAATACAAGGCCTTGCCTGTATTCCTTTCTTTACAATACGTTCTGCTACGTCATTAGATGCCAATACACCAATGCCTGTTTTGAGTAGTTTAAGTTTGGAGTTATCCATAAGTGAAATATAACCGGAGTTTACTTTCTTAATTGCTACATTACGCTCAGCAAGTATATCAGCAAACTGTTCATAATCAGTAGGCATTGTAAAACTTGCTACTCGTTTCTTAGGACTTTTCTTTTCCTCATATTCAATTACTGATTGTGGCTTGGGAATATAATGAGGAGTTACATCAGGCTTATAGGGTTTATTTATCTGCTCAAAATCGAGATTCAAAGGATTATCATTTTCCTTTTTATCTTCTACAGGTGTCCACCACCTTTTCAATGTTGAGTTAGATACTACAAATGACTTACCCTTCTTTTCACCTGTAAGATATATAAGTCGTGTAGTTGCACACTTTTCATCTTCAAAATCAAATGCCGCTGTTATTTCGGGGTCTTTTTTACTCTTGTATATCATAACGCACCTCCTTAATGATTAAACACTTTATCAAGTGCGTCATAAATTGCTGTATAAATTGTATTATACAATGCCTGCATATCAAGTGATGCTACAGGTTCTACAACAGGTTCGTTTACCTCTTCAACAGGCGGTACATACTCAATGTCTACATTATATACAGTCTTTACTGCAAGTACATCAGATTTCTTCATAGTCTCTCGTGCTATACACTGACCAACCCAAGAATCTGATTTACCGAAATCATTAGCAAATTCACCATATGACTTCTTCTTTGCTACAAGGGCTTTGAATAATCCTATATCAATCGGTACAAACCCTTTCTGCTTTGATGATGCTCTTTTTACTGTTCCTTCGTTCATAATTTTTCTCCTTTCAATCGTTCGTGTCGTGTCAATTTCAATTGACATATATGATTGTATCATAATCTTTTAGATTTGTCAATAATCATATAAAAGTTTCCTGTAAACTATCAAATTCGTCTTTTGTCAATTCATTTATATCTTTTTTGCCTTCAGGCAATATATATTGTGTTATTATTTTATTATGTACGTTCTGTGAAATACGCTTTCGTGCTTTCATACCAGAACTATCATTATCAGTTGCCAATATCAATGACCTACAAGGTAACTCGCTTAATTGCTTAAACTGTAAATCATTACCTAATCCATTTAATGCAACTGCTACTTTACCATACACCCAGCACGTTAATGCGTCAAGCATACTTTCACATACTATAACATCATTTTCCCAATGTCCTTCATGTACTTTTGCTAATTCAGATAATTCATACAGTCCATACAATGGTTTTTCAACGCCTGCGGGATAATTAAAGAACTTACTATTAACACTTCTGCGAGCAACAAATAAACAATTTCCTTCAATATCACGAATAGGAAAAGTAAGGCATTGAGTGAGTTTATCATACCCAATATCAAATATCTCAATAATCTCATCAGTCAATTTCCTTTCATACATATAAGGATGAATATATCTATAACTATCTAATTCTTTTTCCGATATATATACTTTAGGTGTATCAACTTTTGGCTTACGACTTAAATCTAAATCAATATCGTTCCTACTTTCGACCGATAATGTTAGAAAGTTTTGTATAAGCCATTTACTACCATATACTCCTAAATCATCATATCCAAAACAGTTAGATATAAGCTCAGTTATATTACCTACCCATTCACACGCAAAACAATGACAAGTGCCGTCTTTTTTATATATACCCATTGACGGCTTTTTTTCTTGCCCGTCTTTATGAAAAGGACAACACACCATAAGATTACGAGGTGTATCAATAGTTCTATAAAATCGCTGAATACCATTTATAGCCAACTGACTTTTCAATTCAGCAATTATATCTTCAACATCAGCTGTTATGTATTGCTCATTTACTTTTATCAAAATACTACCTTCTTTTCACTTTTTTTAGGTTTTGATTTTGGATTTGTGTTTTCATTTTCATTTTGTGTTTTTGATTTACGTTCTTCACTACCAAAGAACACAAAATTACCTGTATCAATATCACAGCTATAAACTAACTTATTGCCAAAACCGCCATCCCTATGTTTTTTAATCTCAACAATCAAACTATCTTCTTTTTTACGCAACGCAATTACCTTTGTTGCATTATGAGCTATGCCATCACTATCCCTTATGTTTTCAAGTTCAGGAGTAGCATCAGGGTCTTCTTTTACACCACCCCTATTTGATTGCACTACTACTAAAACAGGTATCTTCATTTCAATGCTTAATTGCATTAAATCCTCGCTTATATTAGTTAAGGAAGTAGTAGTATTATCACCTTTTTTATACCGCTCATCTGATAAGTATTTAATGCCATCTATAATTAGTATATCTAACTTATTTTGCCTAACCCAATTCCGTAATTTACTTACAGTAACTTTCTTATTAAAATCAAGCGGTGTAGATACAAATATATCATTTTTTGCTTGTTTAAGCTCATTAAAATACTCTTTATATAAATCTAACGATATTACATCTTGCTTACCTCGTATCAACGCTGTATTTGATAAATGCTTATATACAGTATCAAACCTATAACCAATTTTATCAGCTGACATTTCAGGTGACATATATCCTACATTCTTACCCATAAGCCACGAATGTTGTGCTGATTTAGCCACAAACCAGGATTTACACTCACCTGTTCTTGCATAAATAACACCTAACTCTTCACCCATTTGCCAACCATTTATAATTTCATCTAACTCTTCAAACCCTGTTGGTATAAACCATTTATCAGGATTATTAGCCTTTTCCTCAAACACTTGTATTCTATGGTCAGAATGAATAATACCAACTGAAGGTATTGAATAATTAGGCGATAAATTTATCATTTCAGATTGCAAATATCTACTTGCTTCATTTGCATCTGACTTCAATAATTCAGCCGCTTTTTTAATTATAGGAACTGACTTTGAATATAAATACTCTTCTCGTATTGTATTTATAAGATATAATTTACTTTCTGTAACATCTAAAACATCAAAGGAGGGAAAATTATCTACAAAAGTTGCAATATCAGGAACAGACTTATACTCCTGATAATGATTTTTTATAAATGCAAACTCATCTACATATTCGGTAAAATAATCTTCCGTTATATCATTCTCTAATAAAATATCATAATCTTTTGTTGCTAATATATAATTAAGGAATTGAAGTTGTACCATTATCGCATATCTCCACCTTTAATTTCGATATTTATGCCATTACATATCCTACTTGTAATTCTCTCACCCATAATACTTTTTAATTCTGAAGGAGAATAATTGCTTGTAAATATCATAGCTTTACCTTGAAATGACCGACTATCTATATAACTATATAAATTAGAATAATCATATTGTGATAATCCGGCTGATATATCATCAAACACAACAAGGTCAACTCGTTCTATATTGGCTCTTAATGCTTCAAAATCACTATCAGGATATGATATTGTAGACTTTATTTTATTTAAGAATGAAGGTATATTAATAAATACACCTCTCGGTTCTAAACAATTACCTTCCCATATTTCATTGAAATACTGAAGCATCATTTTTATAGTCCACGTTGTTTTACCATTACCACAACGATTACTATAAATGTATAGTATTCCACCACTATCCGTAAAATCAACTATATTACTTTGAATTTCGGCTAATTTTTCAAATGCTTGTATATCACATTCATCAGGTTTAAGCCTGTGAATACATTGTCTGTTTTTTGGTATTCCGCTCATTTTTAGAAGATAACTCATTTCTGAATACTTAATACAAACATTCGGACATTCATTTTCACATAAACCTAAATAAATACAATCTTCTTTCATTAGAATTCCCTCGTTGATTTAGTATGATTTAATCCGTCATTTTCAATATCAGGTGTTACAAACCCTTCAATATCGTGAATGTTTTTATTATATGAAGTTGATGTATTAGGTCGCATTACTTTTGTAGTTCCATTATACCTAATACTCAACTTAACCGCTTCAATCTTTGTCTTATCATCATCACCAAACTCTTTTGTAAGTTCATCTAAATAGTTTCGTATTGTAGACGCATAAAAATGATAGCGTTGTTTTGATGCTATTTCTTTTTTCATATTAACCAAAGTGGTCAATTCTTTTTTTAATTCTTTATTATCTGTATAACTTGCTACTAATAATATAGCATCATCATATTCTGAACTATTTGCGTTTTTCTTTTTAGTAGTTTTAGTACCTGAACCAAAATTAAATGCTTTATCCTCGCTACTTAAAGTATTATCTTTAGATAATACTTTAGTATTATTTATATTATTATATATATTATTAGTATTGCATTTTGACGAGGCAGCCTCATCATTTTGATTAGTCTCATATATACTTGATACTTTTAGTATTCTATGCCTTCCATCAAATGATATTTTTTCAATATAGCCAAGTTCAATTAAATGGTTTATAGCACGAGTTACTGTAGCTATACTACATTGGCAAAACTCAGCAAAATAATCATTACTCGCACTACAATGATTTTCATTATCAAGACTTGCTATTTCAGTATATATGCCTTTTTCAAGCATTGATAATTCTTTATTAAGCCATATTTCTTTAGGTATCCAAACTCCCTTAAAATCTCTATCTAAACTCATAATTACTCCTTAAGGATAATTTAAGCTCGACTTCTTGTAGTGACGGCTACTTGAAGTCGAGCTTATTGCTCGGTTAGTTATTCAGTTACGATTAGTACCCGTCATTACTAACCGAGATTTGATTGGGGGTTAATCAATCAATGTAAATATATTATAATTGATAAATTTTAGAATTGCAAAGATTTTATCGTTTATTTTTTAAGTATTCCACAAGTTCGGTTATCTGCCCGTCAATTTCACGATTAACTTCATCCCAAAGATTATATTTAGCAGTTTCATAGTCTTCTGTTGTGTAATTCTCGGGACATTGTTTTTCGATTGTAGCTTCAAATGTGTAATAGTTATCTCTTATTTTTACACTTGACCTTGATGTAAACTTAATTGATGTAGTCTTAAACTCACTCATATTATGATACCCTCCATTAGCCTCTTTGAGCCTCTCGCACTTTTATATTTAATATGATAAAAGTATTAACTATAAACATAAAACGCAAGAGGCTTAACATCTGATTACTTCTTTATGCGTGATACTGTAAGTCGTAATGTTTCCTTACGTTCTTTACAACTTGCAAGTTTTGTAGCATCAATCTCACCATTATAAATGGCATTTTCTAATTCTTCCATATCAACATATTCCTTTGTTTTAATAACGCCAGGAACATTCATTTTTTTAAGGACAACAAGTAACTTATCTTCGTTAAAGTTTTCTGAAACAATGGTTTTACAAGTAGCTTTAAACTCGTCACCAATAGCATTTTCAAGATTATCCGCTGTCATTAGCTCTTTAATTTTTGCATTGTCTTCATCAACAATTTTCTTTTGTGCATCTAATTCAGCTTTTTCTTTCCCGTATCGGTCAATTATTGTTTTTAGCATCGTTCATTTCCTCCATTTCTTTTTGATATTTTTTTGTTTGTTTATGATAAGGATTACTATATCTACCATATACACCTTTACACCCAATAACCATTTGGCTTTTGTATTCTTTAAGTGCCTTTACCATATCATCTTCCCACATATTAGGCTTACCTTTCTGCTCAACCATTTTTATAGGTTGAGGTAAATAAGGTTCAGTTATAACTCCTTCAGACAATAATTTTCTTTCCCATAAATACCAATTTTTCAAGGTATAAATTGATATACCTAACTCCTGACTTACTTCGTAACTGTTTAACATAATTACCTCCTATCCTAATAAATAATTAAATATTTCCTGTTTATTGCCAACAATGTGTCCATCAATGATAGCATCACTCATCTTACCTTTTTTATAAATTAATTCGTGTATCCTTTCATCAATAGTACCTTTACACATCAGGCTATAAATAGTTATATTTTCAGTTGTACCTACCCTATGTGCCCTATCAACTGCTTGGTCAAATAAAGCACGATTCCAAGGTTCATCAACAAAGATTTCAACAGTACCAGCTGTAAGTGTTAAACCTGTACCCATAGCACCGATTGTACCTATTATAACCTTACAATTAGGCTCATTTTGAAAATATTGAACATATGCTTGTCTTGATACATCGGGAGTATCACCTGTAATAATAACAGGTTCATATCCTTTAATTGCTAACCTATCCATAATAACATCGGTCATTTGTGTCCAATTACTAAATATCAAGCACTTTTTGCCATTTGATATTGCTTCTTCAACAATATCTTCCATTCGGTCTAACTTTGCACTTTCTTGAATTTCACTTGAAAGTATGCCGGTATATCCTGTAGCTTGTCTTAAACGAATTAAAGTGGCTAAAGGATTATTTTCAAAATCAACCATATCTATATTGGCTTTAATATCACTTTCAACTTCTTTATATATAACTGATTGTTTAGGGGTCATATCAACATATTCATCTACATATATTTTTTCAGGCAAATCATATACGTCTTCTTTTTTACGTCTTACCATTATGTCAGATATTTGATTAGTAAGTTGAGCCATATTTTTATAGCCTATTATTTCATATCCACCAAAACCACCCATTATACAATAATGCTGTTTAAACGAATAAAAAGCATGATTTTCATACCCCAACCATTTCAGTAAGACATATAAATCAAGAGGATTATTCATCAATGGTGTACCTGTCATTGCTATACGACAATCAGGAACACATTTCAAAAATCCTTTTGTTTGCTGACTTGTAGGATTTTTCATCTTATGCAACTCATCTGCTATACACATATTAATAATACCCTTGTTGCATAATTCTTTTATTGTATTTGCTATATTTTCATCTCTAAAACTCTCAACATTTGTTATAAGAAAATAAGGTAAAGTTTCATCCCAAGTTTCAGTAAGTAACCATTTCAAATCTTCTAATTTATCTTTTGTACTACCGATAGTTATTTTCCCGTTCTTTTCTTTTTGCCCCAAAATATAAGAGTTTTCGTATGTATGTGTCTTTATTTCATTTACCCAATTCCATTTAAGCGTATTTACACCACATACAATAAGACAATGTCTATACTCATACATCACTTTACGAGCAATTGCTATATCAAGTGACATTTTAGTTTTGCCTAAACCCATTTCATCACCGAGGAACCATCTATCGTGATTTAAGCCATAAAAAAATGCTTCCTTTTGATGTTGAAACGGCTCAGTCTTAAACTTAAAACCTCCAGGTATTTCAGTTAGTTCGGGTTTTTCAGGAATACATCCTTTTATTACCATTTCAAAATTAGATAAATTATCCCTTAACCACTCAATTTTATCTGTAGGTACCTCCCATATTCGAGTATTGGGATAATAAAACTTTATAGGTAAACTTCTCATAACTGAAACTATATCAGGATTATATTGAAATGATACAAAACAGCTATATTCACTATTCAGTTTTTTTGATTTTTCAATTTCTATTGTTATCATCGTTCCGCCTATAATTGTATTTCAATGATTATATGATTATGGTACAACATATTTTTAAAATTGTCAATAAAAAATGCGTAATCTACCTTGAGATTACGCATTTTGTCTTATACTATACTTTGTGATAATATAATGAAGTTTCTCACTTCATCTCGTTCTTCTATTGTTGGACAAGTATTATATATTTCAGAAATAACTTGTCGTAACATAAGAAGAAAAGGTTCAAGTGTATCAACAGACTTATTATTAAAATATACAACAAACAAATCAAGCAATAACTGTATGCCTTCGTCTACTGAACTATCAGGTATTATATCGTTTGATTTATTTTCTTTTAATCGTTCCTCGGCTATAAACTTCACTATATAAGCTTCAGGGTCAAAACTGTTATTGAGCGCTTTATTAGCCAACTCTAATGCAAGTTCATCTTGTGTCATTTGTTATACGCCTCGTGCATATACTTTACTTTAGCAGTTTTTTCTGAATACATTTTTACGATTTCTTCCCACATTTCGTGCAAGTATTCAGGTGGCGTTGTATAAGACTCTGCTGTTTCTTTATATGAAGCCTCTGCCATTTTATAAAGATTACTTGCGTGTTCCAATTCCATAGCACTCATTGATAGAAATGTTTTTGACCATTCAGGATATGTTGACTTAAACTCAAGAGCATTTTTTACATACTCTTTTGCTCCGTGCAATTCATCACAAAGTAGTTTCTTGAAGTATTCTAGCATTTTTAAGCTCCTCCAATATCATATTTAATTTTTCATCTTGAATTGCTAAATGTCCGTGTATTTCATCTAATAAAACTGATGCTTCTTTGTTAAGCTCTTTCATTAAATCTTGTTTATCATTTTGTGTAAGATTTAAGTCAAGGTTTTTAACACTTATAAGAAAACTTAGGACACTTAATATATCAAGAATATCAAACTCTGTATTAGACAACTTTTGTTACCACGATATTTACATCAGCATAAGTAGAAGCAGTAGTTGATATTACGCTTACATTTGTAGGTGCTGAACAAGGGCAACATTTGCTATTATTATCAGTTGCCTGAACAAGTGTTGTAAATGACGGAGATGTACCTGTAGACTGTGCTTGAGGTTGTGCAACACCATTTACATATAACTGTATCGTTGCTGACGCAGCTGCTGAAGCGTCTACCTCAATCATATATATACCGCATTTGTTTAACTGAACAGTAGCAGGTGATGATAATTCAGCAGTACAGCCTTTTTTAAGTGTTATATTGTTAAAGGGTATCATACCACCTGCTAAAGTTGTCACATTTAATGAATATGCTTCTAACATAATTATTCCTCCTTATTAAAATGTAAAAGGGAGTAGTTGCCTACTCCCTCGTTTAGGCATACTAAATATGCTCGTCTTACATATTGCATCCACAACCACAATTACAGAAAGGATTATTTCCTGCATAGTATGTAGAAGCGTTTGGATACCTAACAACACCAGCAACTGCCTGCTGAAGCTGAAGGGCATTAACCTGCTGCTGAAGTTCATCAATCTTATTCGCATCCATCTTGGAAAGAATTCTCTGTTCCATAGCTGCCATCTGCATTGATGTATCATATTTGCTCTGTGCAATCTGAGCATCAGTTTCTGCAGAATTCTGCTGAATAAGCATTTTAGTTGAGCAGCAACATTCGTTCTGATTTGCAATACCCTGCTGAACTCCAAGCTGAACATTAGCAATATCTCTTGCAAGTTCAGAATACTTGTCAGACAGTGCGTTTACAGTATCATGGAATGTCTGGTTTGTAGCTGCAACAGACTGAGCAGTACCATTTGTTACAGCGGTAAGGATATCTCGTGTCTGTGCCTGAATATTCTGGTTATCAAATCCACGCTGTACTTCATTTGAAGTTGCAAGGTTTTCAAAACCGAGAGCTGCTGCTGCGTTGTTTCCATAGCCGAAACCACCGCCATTAAACATACTCATCAGAATAAGCAGACCAAAGATCCACATAAAGGAATTACCGCCAAAGTCTCCATTGTTACCGAGAAGGGCAACATCAGCTGCACTTAATCCGCTATCCATAGTTTTTATCTCCTTTCGTAAGATTTTTATATAACCTGCAGGATTATATTTATTTTAGCATCTCAAGTATTTCATTAGGATTAACTCCGTGTTGTTTTGCTAATGAGTAAAATGCTTGTTGAGCATTTCCTCCATTACTATTAACATAATCCATAACTTGTTTTACCTGAGGATTATTTTTAGCCATTGTATTTAACATAGCCTGAGGATTATTAGCATTTTTAATAATACCCATCATCTGTTTTATCGTCTGAAGGTTTCCAAACATTGGATTTCCTGTCTGGCTCAACTGTGACAATATGGGGTTTTTCATTATGTAACGCCTCCTTTATTGTTACTTCTAAAGCTGCTATTCTATCTTCAAGGGATTTTATATCAACCGGAGGTTCTGGTATATAAGGAGTTATAGTATAAGGAGTTACTGTTTTATAACCAGCACCATCTGTCTGAACTAACCAAACTATAGAATCTGTATTGTCAAGTAAAAGTGTGCTACTATTAGGCGGCATTTGAAATGCTCTTGCACCATTTTCGCCACTAACCTGAACAATTTGCATTGATGGATTGAGATAAGGATTCATTGTTTATTCCCTCCTTTGTACTTAAAATTGTAAATAAAAAAGCGACCGCCAACAATTCAGTTAGCGGTCACCTTTCGTACAATTTATGTACGTTTCATATGGAGGGTCCCATATCTATTTTATATGAGCAAAAACTTTGTTTTCGCCCTTATAAACTATGTTTTTAATTTGAGAAACTGATAATTCAAACTCTTCTGCTAATGGCTCATAACATATACCATCTAACATTCTTCGTTTGAGTATCGCTCTATCTCGCTCATTAAATATCCACTCATCAATTAAATGCTCCATTTGTGAACGTGATATTGCATAGTCAGGAATTAAATCTTTATAACGCATTATTTACCCTTCCTGACAACACCTGTTCCTTTACACATATTACATTGTTTATATCCTGCATTATTAGGAGTACCATTAGCTCTTACTCGGGTAGCTGTGCTATTTCTTACTGTTGTCCGTACTGTCTGTCTCGCTCCCATAATCTCCTCCTACGAATGTATTATTACCTATTCCGTCTATTTCTTGCTCAACTTCTTGCTGTATTTCAGTATCTGTTGAAATGTATTGCCATTGACTTTCATATATAAGCCACGCTATGTTACTACCAACAAGAAGTATTATCAATACAAGGCACATTATCCAAAGTCGTTTGATAGTACGTTCAAGTCTTGCTGCTATACTATCAATCATCCACCTTGTTTCATCAGTCATTCTTTTTCTCCTTGAGTAAAGCGTTTACTTTTTCTTGAACTGCTGAATAATCATATCCGGCTGCGGTAAGTTTCTGACGCCTACTATTACCACTACTCCATTTACCAGCAATAACTTCCTTTGCTATGTCTTCAACTGTTTTAGGTTTAGGCATAATAGCATCTTCATATGAAGGGCGAGCATAGCCAACTACATTTTTCAATGTACGTTTTCTTTGCATAACCCTACCACCATTGTCTTGTGATGTAACAGATGTATTGCCTTCAATAGTAGTTATACTGTCTTTTTCTACTTTAATTATTATTCCTACATGATTTGTTTTTCTATTATTTGTATTATAATGAAAAAAGATAAGGTCACCAGGTTTAGGTTCATAAACTATACGATTATTACCTTCAAACCATTCAAGCATATCAATACAAGAAGCAGTCTTTTTACAAAGTTTTTGCTCAGACCTAAAAAGATAACTTATGAAAGTAGCACACCAAGGATATTTATCTCCTTGAACATTTTTGCCATAATACCAAGTATTATATTTTACATTATTAGATTTAGCAGGAACTTCACAAACTCCAATTTCAGCTTTTGCTTTTGCTATAATATCAGCAGTTTTCATAGTTGCCTCCTATTTATCTTTTAATTCATCTATTGAGTGTTCTATATTAGATAATTTAGTTTCGTGTACCGCACTTGCTTGTTCAAGTTTGAATGTACGCTCAATAACAGAATTATGCTTATCCACTCTTTCGGACAATGTGTCTATCTTCAACTCAATTATAGCAATCTGTTGTTGCACTGTTGAATTGACATTCGTAATATCATCCTGCACATCACGAATCATACCAAGATACTCGTCACGATGATTATTTAGGATGCCCTTAATCTCTTCAATCTGTTTCTCTCGGTCTTTCTTGATTGTGAAATAACACGTCACAAATGTAACAAGAAGTGTTGAAACAGCCGTTATTATCGCTGTTATTATTCCTTCACTCATTTTCCTTTGTGTCTTCCTTAACTTTTATCTGAGCAAGCAACTGTATTACTTTATCATATCCTAACATACTTCCCATCCAGATTACAACTATCATAAGTAATAAACATATGATATTATTTACTGTCCAGGGAATATCAAGCAACATATAACTTGAAGCTGTTCCTAAACCGCCAACAATAATAGCATCAATAAGAGCTACTACATTAGCTGAATAATCTTTACTAGCATTTTCATACCATTTTTTAACTGCTTCTGTAAGTAAGCTACTTGCTGCTGCTCCAAGAGTAAAAAGTGAAATAAATAGAGTAACTGTCATTTTTTATCCTCCTTACTATATTTCTTTTTTATCCACCAAATAGCAAAAGTAATAAAAATTTCACCTGTAAATAGACTATAAAAATTTTCAATTAATACATCAGGAACTGATTGAAACACACAGAATAGCACTATCATCGTGATAGTAAACACAATGACCGCTAATGCGCATGATATGAGGATTTTGTCGATTGTACTCATTTGCTCACACTTTCCCAACTATCCTCTTTAGGCTCAAACTTGTTATCGCACCACTTATTGATAGGGCAATACTTGTTTATCTCTATCTTGCCCTCTCTGCTATGGTCACAATATCCTAAATCGAATATATCACGCCACGGCTTTGGCTCTCGCTCATAGAAGTGAATACAATCTTTACAAGTCATAGTTATTTACGGGTGTCCTACCCATAGCAATCGTTATAAACCGTTCTGTCGGGGCAGACCATCACCTTCCGTCACTTCCCCAATTCCGTAAACTTCCCGATTGATAAGTTTATAAAAGCAGGTAATGCTTTGAAGAGAAATCTATATCAACGCTCCACGACAAGCGTTAATATCATTCAACCATCTTTCCTACTCTATCCTTTCTCAGAACACCTCCCGTAGTATCAACGATACGGATATCCATGTAGTAGTGATTCTTGTCGGGTGTATCAGGTGTGATGATGTCATTGGAAACATTGGCAAGTTTGGTGAAGTATTTGGACTCCACTTCCTCAAGTGGCAACTTCCACTGCTCACGCTTGCCGTACTCATTAACTGTGTCGTTCTCGCCCTTTACTTGCTCGATAGTGTCAATGTAATAATTCATGTTTTCTCTCCTTTACTGAATAGATATAGTTACTTCGGTTACTTCCTCAAGAGGCTCAAACAATGTAATCGTTACTGCGTCTGATTCTCTCTCTACTCGATATAGCCTGCTTAACAGACCGAATATTGACAGATTACCGCTCGGCACATTCGTGAATACCACTTCGGTATCACCAATGTATGCGGTCTTTGTCTCCGTGTACGGAGTGATTGCGGTCACTCTGTTAGATGTATCATCTACCTTGCCGATAGTGTTGACGTTACCTTTTGCAATCTGTAAGACCAACTGCTCTAATTGAGCAACACGTTTTTCTAACTGTTCTATTGTCATGGGTTTTCTCCTTTACTCGGCAATTATTGAGTTCAACGTAAATGTTATTACGCCATCATTTGCTTGCAAAATAATAGCCACATACTCTTTAACATTAGTTACATCAAGAGAATCTACTTTTTGAGGAACGCTTGTTGTGCGGGCGGGAACTATCATTTTATAATCTCCCGTATTCGCCCCACCGTCTTTAGCACTTATTGATGCAACAATTACATTATCATATTCGTCTGATACTGTAACTGATGCGCTAAAAATGATTTTAACCTTACTGTATAAGGTATTACCCATATCAAAATAGATTTGTCCTCGTGAACCCGATGCCTGTGTGGCTACACAAGTCGTATCGTTATACGTCATAGATGGCGCAACTCTATTCAAGTCGGTTGATGAATTTGCAATCGCTCCCATAGTAGGACACGCATACCCATACCAATAAAGTGTCTTATCAGGTCTAATCACAATCTCTTTCGTGTTCGGACATATCCTAACTGTCTTGCCGTAGTCTGCTGATAAATCAGAGGGGTCTTTTGCAAGTCCGTTGGAATAGATTGTGTATGTGCCTGCATCAAGTAGTGATGGGTCTGTGACGGGTACATGATTTCCGTCTACTATCCGATAGAACGAATCGTATGTCGGATTACCGCCGTGGATTTTCTCACTGCTGGAGCGTCTACCATAGAAATTGACTTTTCCGTAGACATCTATATCATCACTCGCACCACCATTGTTCTTAATGAAATACCTATATCCTTGATATGTGTCAAGATTCTTGGTTACAAGGTGCTTGACCATTGTCGAACTTGACACGGATAAATCGTTTAATTCTTCCGTTATATCAATCCAATTTGTTCCATCATAGCCCTGATATACGGTGTCTTTAGGTGAACGGTTCGCACTTCCTCCACCCCTGTTCTCACATACATATACTTTCACGGGAGATGTGAACAAGTAGCCAACATACTGATTCGTGATTGAGAAGTCAGCAAACTGACAAAATCCCATATCAACAAATGCGTTCCACGGCAATCTGCTCGGATTTGATGACACACTCGAATAAACAACCTGCCCCTCGGGTGTTGTATACCCTGTCATCGTAGGCACTTCCACGTTGAGTATGTACTTCATATATGTCGAGTTCGCAATCGCACTCGCCCATGTAGAATCACTTAACAGAGCATCACAAGCCGTGTCGTACTGTCCGATGAGGTTCATGGCGTACTGTGAGGTGGTGATATCTGCATCGGTGTAGAACTGAAGTTCATAAATAGCAATCGTGCCGTACTGCACTGTTGAAGTTCCGTGTAAACGAATACCTTTAACCGCCTGCGTTATTCCTGTCACAAGCTCAACATCATATGTCGATGTACTAAATGATATTGCGGTGTTTGGAATATCGTTCCAAGTAGAGCCATCAAGCGTGTATTGCATATTTGCGTTGCTAACAGAGCCTACGTTTGACGATTTGGCCAATTTTCCCTTTATCACACCCACTACTTGAGCGGTGTCAAAGATATATCCGCAATAGTATTCTCCCGTTGATGAATACTTGTTAGAGTTCCAATTTGTGCTTGGATTTCCGTCAAAAGCTTTCCAATTATCCTGTCCGCTATAATCAGAGTCAGAAATAACAGTACCGCTCGGAGTCGTTGCGCTTGTCATATTAGGCACAAGTCCTTCTGCTAATGCCCACGTTGTACTCCGCTTCATATAAGCGCAAGCATTAGAGTCACCTAACAGAGCGTTGAAGGTCTCGCTGTCTCCTAATACCTGGGACAGAGTTGTGTATGCCTTGTCCTTTATTCCTGCACACGCTAACCACTTCTGTATGTCATCCGTAGGCGTTGCGGTACTTCCATCGGGTATGGTTTCAAGGTTAGCCGGTACGGGCGTTGACAAGGATGTTACATTTGCCGTTGTGCTATATGGTGTTCCACCTACTGTACCGCTTATTGTCCATTGTCCCGTAGTAGGCGGATAGAATACCATTGTATTACCCGTTGTGGGAGCGGTTTTGGTGATTGTAGTGCCACCATTTACGCAGGTGATAGATACACCTTTAAAATCATCGGAGTATGTAACATTTATAGTGCCAAATGTTATTGTAATACTCTTACTCTCACCGCTTGCTCCTATTGTAACACTTCCTGTTTTATCTGCACCATCTAATGTTACTGTAGCAGTCCATGTTCCCGCATTAGGAACAATAAATGCCATAGGAGAACCTGTAGCCGCTATTGTAGTTACTCCATCTGATATATTACACGTTGCACCTAATTCTTCTGGATAAGTTACTGTTACAGTTGCTTCGAAGAATGTAAGGCTAACTGAATAACTACTATAATACGGAACAGTTAAATATCTTGTAGCAGTATCAGTTCCATCTGAAGATGTTATAACAAGATTTCCTGTATATTCAACTCCTTCAAATGTATATTCACCACTATTCGAAAATGTTCCTGTCATTGTATGAGTTCCATCTGATAATGTAACAGTTTTACCATGCAGATTTGTTTCTGATGTTGTTACTTTTATCTTTGAACCACCACCTACAGGAAGGTCTATATTCACAAACTTCTGACTTGCAGAATTATATGCTATAATCTGACCATTTCGGATATTTGTGAGATTTACATCACTTAATCCTGCTAATGATGATACTACATCAGCATAAATATAACCATTAGTAGAGTCATATTTAAGCGATACACCATCTATCGCTACCTTAACAAAATTAGTACCACTATCATACTGAATCGTTGTTCCGTCTATATTCACGGCTAAATTATTATTTCCGTCAAAAATAATAGTGTCATTATCGGGAACAACTGAGGTACCAAAGACCTGCCAATAGGCGTCTTTATTAGGATCTGTTTTAGGATTGACACCTGTACTTGCTTGTTTTGCCAAATATGCTACACCACTATATGTAACGAGGTCAAGCATATTATAAGATACAAGTGTATCCCATTCGCCTTTTGGCATTATAAGTATTCGACCTGCATTTACCATTTCATATTAACTCCTTTCATACTTATTATATCATCTTATGTTGTTATATCATACATAAGATTTCCTGTAGTATAATCTATTTGTAACATAATACCTGAATTTATATCATAATATAAACAGCCATCTTGATAATTAACCATTATATTTAATCCCGTTAATCTGTTAATTGCTTCTTGAACTAAATCGGAAGCCTCATCACGAATTGCACTTGTAGCATTTCGTATACTAGCAGATAAATCAGCATAATATTTGGAGTTATTATTATAACAGGCATCAGTATTCGGTACATTATTACCGTCTATTCTACCTACAGCCCACGCTTCGGCTCTTTGTTTCCAATATTTTGAGTTATTCTGATATTGTATATCAGTTGAAGAAACAGGAGTTCCTGCCTTTTCACCAATAGCCCATGCTTCACTATTAAGCATATGGTCTTCGGCATCACTTTCACTTTGAGCGGCATTAGCCTCTGATACTCTTATATCTGCAAGATAATTTGTACGCAAATGCTGGTCTGTAATACTACCATTTACGATATTAGCAGATACTCTACCACTACCTGTTACATTTATACCTATTGTATCAGTATTGTCAAACTCGTTATTCTGAATAAGAGAGGCAAGACTAATAGTAGCCACAGACCCGTCATTAAGCGTAAGCAATAATGATTGAGTGGTATAATCATAATCAAAATTGACGGCTATTTTGTTCAATGTAGTCTGTATCTGAACAGTAGAGCCATTATATTTTGTAAGTGTAATTACACCTGTCTGGTCATCTACTGCGATTGATTGAACAAGATTATTTATATCAATTACATTGGCTTTTTGAGTATCAAGGGAAAGAACTCGATTATCTATCTCATCAATAGCATAATCAGTTCTATTTAAGTTACCCTCATTTATAGGAGTCTGTTCACTAGGATAATTTTCCCAATTTATCCTATGATAAACTTTTTGTAATGCCATCTTGAACCTCCTGCTCTAATGTGATAGAGCCATTTTCATTTTCTGTTCCGTATAAGATATCCTTAGGCGGATTCAATTCTTCATTTATTGCATTATCAGCTTGTTTTTCAATTTGATGCAATATACATTCCGCAATCAAGCGTTTTACTTCAATGGGAAGTGTTGATTTATTATATATATTTATTGCATCGTTATATAAAAAACGAATTTCTGAATTACCTAACATTAGTACACCTGATTTCCTATACAATCATACCCGTGATATGTAGTAACAATTCTAACAGTTCCATCAAATCTATGACCTCGTAATGAAATAGAATTACAAGTCAAAGTAGATGTATTTACGTTATACAGCGCACTTGCTATCTTTGAATCAACTCTTGATGCAGTGATATAGTTTGCATTTATTGTATCGACTGTGGCTCTTACAACATTTAATTCTCCTATACTTGCCTTTGTGGCCCTAAGGTTTTCTATATTAGCATTAACAGAGGATATATTATCCGCAACAAGGCTTCTAATACTTGCACTTTCGGCATTTAATTGCCCTATACTCGCTTTTTCAGCATTAAGTGTATCACATCTTACATTTACCGCATTTATTTGGTTCTGTCTTGTATTTGCTTCGCTATTTATTTGGTTTTGCCTTGTAGTAGCTTCTGATGTTATAGCAGCAGCTCGTACACTAGCTTCTGTATTTATAGCGTGTGTATTAGCAGTTATCTGTGTTTGTACTGACGGCTTATATTCCGGCTGTGTTTTATCACCGGGGGCTTGATAACTATCTTTTAATGCTTGAATACCTGTCAAGTTTCGATTGAGTACATAAGCTCTAACAATGCTTCGTTTTGTAGCCATAAGTACAAAGTCGCCACATTCAACATAAGGTAATCCAACACATTGAACATCCGCCGGTACATACCACAATCCTTGAACTGTCGAATATAAGTTGGCAACCACGGAGGCTAACTCAGCTGATGATTTTGACCATATCAAAGGATTATCCTTAACTGTAAATACATTATTACCAGCTCCACGAGCAGCTACAACTGTGCCGTCCTTTCCTATCAACTGTACTTTATCAATAGGCTGAACACGATAGTTTTCAAAACTGATATTTGTATAATGTGCTTTATTTACATTATCGAGGGCATTTTCATCAGAAGGGTAAATATCATCAGCAGGATATAAATCTTCTCTAGGGTATAATGCCTCTGTACCTTCAACTAAATGAACATACTCAAAATCACCTGTACGCCCTATCCTACCATACCTACCATTTATCTGACATATCGACTTTATGATTTTAGCACCATTGATTGTTTTATCTTCAATGGTCTGATTAACTGTCATTGTATCATTAGGTAGATAATCATCAACCTGGTCTATACCAAAATGCGTAAAGAATGAATTACGCATATTCATTATTGTTATAGGAAAAGTAAGACCGTTATACCAACTTGTCACATCTGCTTCGTTTATTTTTTTCAAAGCGTCATAAGCAGTTATTTCCATTGTATTCTGCTCGTGACTTGGGTTTGATTGGTCTTCTATATAACCTCTAAATAATGGTATAGTTTCAGTATCTTCTGCGGTTAAATCAACTTCAATCCACATACCCTCCAAGTCCTGTACTATATCAGCACATTTGAACTTTAATACAGAAGCTATACAACCTGTAAATGAAAGATTATCACTACTTTCAATAGATTCTGTTAGTGATAAAGACTGAGATACTAAATCTTCATTATGCAAAATAATGTCAGCTTCAGGTATTCTTACTTCAAGGTTTTTAGTGACACTATCTCGTTTATATGCGTTTTTTGTAGTATCAGTTACATTTACCATATGTTAATATCCTATAAACTTAATAGTAGTTTTTGTATACGATATAACATTATTTTCTATATGGTCTATTGTCAATTCGGGGTCGGGCATATAGAAATACGAAGATTCATATGTATCAGTTTCGGGAAGATAGAAAGACATAGACACTTTTCGTTCTTTAGGTTCAACAAAATTACTCCTTATAGCACTTAAAAACTCTTGCATCCTTGTATTATTGAGAGGTTTTACTTCAAACTCAATAGTATAAGAAAGATGGTCGAGTGCGTTCCTATGAAGTAAACCATTTGCATCTCGATAACTATCTAAATCCTGTATCTTTTTTGCGACTTTATAGGATTGAGCAACAATAAACTTGTTGAAAAAGCTATCATTACTTCCTATTTTTATTAAATATCCACTAAAACTCATAAATACAAAACCCTCTATTTTTATTATACCATAATAGATTTAATCTGAAAAGGCACTACTACCTGTACTCTTTCGGTAAATATCATTTTGATTTCTAACCGCTCTAAATACTTCCCTGCCATCAATCTGTACGATAATATCGCCACTCATAACACCATTACCAGCATTAAGCATAACTTCTGATAATGCTTGCTTAATAGTATCAAGCGGTGCTTCGATATTAGTACCATTTCGCTGGTCACCTAACATAGCCATAAATGGTGCATTAGGAGGAATTACTGCTCCTTTTGCAAGTAAAGGTATTTGAGGTATATTCATTCGACTAAGGTTGAAATCAATTTTATTACCTCCTATGCCCGGAACCCAATCTGGTATATCAAGGCTTAACCCATTAAGTGCATCTACAAGGAAATTCAATCCATTTGCAATACCACTTATAAGACCATTTAAGAAACCAATTATAGAGTTTATAGCACCTCGTATAAAATCAGGAATATTTTCCCAAACCTGAGTAAGTACATCTAACACATTATTCCAAGCAGTAGACCAACCTGTAAGGAATTCGGTATTTATAAACTCAAGAATTCCTGTAAAGAAAGTGCTAATAGATTCCATCCAAAGTGCTAATGAAGTATCAGTAGTGCTCTTACTTTCATCAATACCCATATTGTAACCTAAAACAGTATCTCTACCAAAGGTTTTCATTGTTTCTGAAGGGCTACCAAAATTAAGAATGCCATCGTGTACCCAATTATATATGTTCTGCCCCCAGGTCGTTATTGCCGTAAATAATGCGGAATGACTTTCTTCATCATTCATACCTAAAGCAAAACCTTTTGAAAAATCTTCAGCTCTCTGCTGTGTGTATCCTTCGATATCCATAGCATCAATAGTTTTTTCAGCAAAATCTTTAGTATCATTTAATGCACTCTCAATTTCGGGAGTAGCTGCTTCATAAAGTATAGTACCTGAACCTGAAATACTATCAACATTGAACATAGAGTTTACAAGGTTGTTTGAAAATTCATCTGCCCATACAGCATTATCAGCACCTAATTTATCATAAGCACCTTGTAATTCACCTGATAAACCATTTTCACCAAATACTTCATCTATAAACTGCTGTGATTTTTCTGCTACATAAGTAGCTTTATCCCCTGCAAACCATTTTTCAAAAGGACTTAATGCGTCATATTCTTCTGAAAACGCTTCCATAGCTCTCGGTAATAATTCAGCAATATCCCCCTGCAAATACTCTAACTCTGTACCATATGTTGTACGAAGCGTAGTAAGTTTTTCTTGCGTTACATCTATATGTTTCTGTAATTCTTCAGCCTCTTTTCCCGTGGCGTGAGATAACTCTTGCGCAGTTTTATCTAAATCTTCCTGTAATAACTTCTGCGTATCTTCATACACATTAGTCATCTCACCTACAGTTGCTTTTACATCCGCAACTAAATCCTGTGTATCAGCTAATTCACTACCACTTAAATCTAACTGACCTCTATATTTTTCAATAGAGCTAACACCTTCATCAAATGCTTTATTAGCTTCATTAGTGTATGCACCGATATTAGCCATATATTCAAGGCTATCACCTGCAGCTTTTTTCCATTCTGCTTGTGCTTTTGCTTGTTCTTCAACTGAAGCATTATTATCGTTCATAACAGAAGTATATCGTTCCCAAGCTTCTGTCTGTTGTGTAGATACCACTTCTGCTTCCTGTAAAGCAGCATCTTTAAGTTCATACAATGTCTGAATAGTATCGGCATATTCAGATTTAATAGCTTCTATTTCATCTGGAGATACAGCAGAAGATAATTTATATGCTAAATCAGCTTGTGATTGAGCAATCATAGTATCATAGTAAGCATTAACATAGTCTTGAGCATACTCTTTTAAGCTCTCAAATGCCTGACCTAACTTCGCAACTTCCTCTTCAGTAAGTTCTCGGTTAGTGGTCATAGCTAAACCAATGCCATCTATTATATCTATTGTATCTTGTATATTACTTCTTGCAGTATCAAGGTTTTCAAACCCTGCAAATATATCTTCTGAACCTTGTGTTAAGTTGTCTTGTATTTCACGAAGGTCAGCTACATAATCAGATAATTTATGTGTAGTATTTTCTGCATTATTAAACATATTTTGTAATGCTGTTTCATAATGCATTTCATCTAATTCATGAACAGCTGCAACTACACCTGCTAATGCACCTGCCGCTGCTACTGCTCCTCCAATCAATAATCCTGCCGGTATCCCAAATATAACAGCTAACGCTGCTGCTGCGGTAGTTGCTGCTATTGTTATTGCGCCTATTTCCTTTGCTATATTTTCACCATTGATGCCTTTAACAATCGCACTCTTTACATTAGCAAATACAGCCGCAAACTCAGCTAAACCTACTGCAAACCCACCAATAGCTTTTACAGCGGGTGATAATAAAGTAGATGTAGTATCAGTAAATCCTTTTATACCAGCACCAAAACTCTGTAATGTATTTTTGCCACTTGCAAATGCTTTACTAAATGATATAAATGCCTCTTCACCTGCAAGTTGCATAGTGGTAAAACTATCAATCATACCACCGAGTAAAGGTGACATCTGACGTAATGATGTTATAGCGTTCATACCACTTTTAGTAGCAGCGCTTGTTGTGAGTGCGGTAAAGAATGTAGAAAGTAATTTAATACCATTCTTTATTTTAGCACTTGATAATACTTTACCTAATGCTGCTACACTAAGTATAATTGTTTGAATAGGCGCTTCCCTAAAAAGATTGCCATATAAATCAAATGCTGCCTTAAATGCTTCCCATATTACTTGAATAACCCTTTTGGCTATTCCCCAATAATCAATATTGGCTAAGAATGTTCCAATTTGAGTACCTATAAGCGCCCAATCAACTCTATGTATCAATGATATAAGGGCGTCTAACAGTCCTTTTAACCATACATTTAAGCCATGAGCTAGACTCTGAAAATCAAAGTTTTCAAAGAAACCATTGATACCAGCAGCTATTGCTCTACCCAATCCCGACCAATTAAATCTCTCGGCAAACGCAATAGCAGCATAAAGTGCAGCATTAAGTGCTTTTGCTAATGTACTTCCTAAGTCATACCATAATCTCTCTAACAGTAAGCCATTAAGTAAATCAGCAAGTCGAGAACCAAATCTCTTAGCTTTTGCATATATAGAATCCCAATCAATATTTTCAAGCATATCGGCAAGTCGTTTTGCCAATTCTCTCCCTAAATCAAACAAAGTCTGAACATCAGGTAAGAAATTATCTTCAAGTAAACCTTTGCCATCTAATAAGTCTCCTAGATAATCATCAGCATCAAGTCCATCTGCAAGCCCACCAAGTGCATCACCAAGACCACCTGTAGAAGAAGCTGCATTAGTTGTAAGGTTATTTAATTCATCAAAACCTTGCAACTGTTTGTGCATTTTCTTACCAGCTTTTTCTGCCGAACTTCCTAAATCGTCTTCTGCCTCTGATAAATCACCAAGACTATCAGCAGCACCACCTATAGAATCACCAAAACCCGTAGCACCAGCTGACATATCTTGCCATTTTATACCGAATAGTCGAGATAATATCCTACCTAATGTATTTGCAAACTTTATAAGGGCCGCTACAAGTTTATTAAGTGCTTGAAGCATAGGTGTAAGTATAGTTATTAAACCATTACCCATTACTATAAGTAACTGCTTCCAACGCTCTTTTAATACTCGCAACTGATTTGCCCAGGTATTCTGAGTTCTTACAAAGTCACCTTCAACTAATGAAGTAGCTTTAAGAATATAATTATATCGCAATAACAGTTTTTCTCTTGCACTCATAGCTTTTACTTTTTTCTCTATACCTAAAGTATGAGCATATTCCTGCAAGTTTGCTTCTGTTAAAATGATACCATATCTTTTAAGAGTTTCAGTTTCACCCGTATATACGGCTGACAATGCAACTCGAGCATAATCTTGTGATATATTATAAAAAGATGCAAAGTCTCCCGTTAATGCGGTCAACTTTACAGCCATATTACTTGCTTCTTCTTTAGTCAGGTCCATAGCTCGTCCCATAGCCATAAATGAACCTGCTGTTTGTTTTGCGGAAAGTTCTGACATACCGAATTTATCAATACAAGTTTCAGCAAACTTTTCAACTTTCCAAGACATATCTTCAAAAGATACATCAACTACGTTCTGAACTTCCTGCAAATCAGAAGCTGCATTTAATGCTTCTTTTCCTAACTTTACAAGAGCACCAACACCTAATGTAGCACCTAAACTAAGTGATAATCTTCGTACAGAGGCTTGTATCTTTTTAAGCCCTGTATTCATACCATACATATCTACGCTTGTGCCAATTATGATATTACCATCTGCGTATGCCATATTATACTCCTAATATCTCATCCATTAGTGCTTGTGTTGTACTATCAACTTTCTTCTTAAGTATGATTTTATCTCTATTGTCTTTTACTAACCTATCCTCATAGTCTTCAAGTTTTTTACCTCTATTCAGTTTATCTCTAATACCAACATAGGTATTAAATGTAGATTCACCTATTTCCATAAAGGCTGATAAAAATGTCCACCAATGAAGATAATCTTTTCCTCTTACATCATATCCCAATACTTTATTAACAGGGGATACGATAAGGTTAAAATCTTGTTCCCAATCATATAGAGGTTTTTTATCCGAATGTGGTTTATCATCTATTTCATCTGATTGAGATATAAAGCAAAACATTTCTTTTATTGCTTGCTCTATATTTATTTTATAACAATCATCTGTATAAAACAAGTTGAGCGCTACTATGACTCGCTCGGTTTCTAACAAATCGGGGTCATTTAATGCTTGAAAAATGTATAGTATATCTCTGTAGTCAGAATTAAACTCACATTCAGTATCTTCAATTTTTACAGATGTAGGTAAGGTATATAAGTCCATAATATCAAATAAAGGGAGTGACTATTTGCCACTCCCTCTCCTCTTGAAAGTTATTTCCTTTTCTTCTTAGGAGCGTATTTTGCTACACGTTCTTCGCTTGCTTTTTCATAATAAGGTAAAATACCATTTATGAAATCATCAAACATTGATAATGTTTTCGCTCCTCCGAATAGTATCTGGCTTGAACCTTCACCAAAGCATTCATCAATTACCTGCTCGAAATAATCACATATTTCATTCAGTAATTTAATTTTATCTTCTGGTGTTTTGCACTCCGGTATTTTAGCTTCATATTCCTTTTCTTTTTCTTCAAGTTCTGCTTGAAACATAAATACTTTCTGGGCTGAACCTAGGTCATTAGGATTGAACTTAAAAATACCACGAGATTCACCGCCATCATCAAGGATATTAAGACATATCTGTCCTGTCCTTACCTGTAAACTTTCCATATATAAAACCCTCCATTATGATATGAAATTAAGGTGCAGGTGTAAATGTTATAGTCTGTCCGTATTTATAATCATTAACTGTTCCGTGTACCTTATCATTAGAGAAGCTAATGTCGATAGGCATATCAACATATGAGCTACCACCAATGGACTGAGGTGTAAGTGTGCAACCCTTATGTACTTCTGCTTCATATCCGTTAGTAGAATCACCAACATAAGCGTGAATCTGCATAACCTCATACATAGCCATCTCTGAAAGTCTACCATACTTAACCTGATTGTAGAGCTTAACAGCAAGCTTAGAACCACCACGAATGGTCATAGGCTCAAGGCTCTGGCTGGTCTCCAGCTTATTAACAGTAGTTTCAGTAATACCGAGAATATCGGTTACAGTTTCGGTATCAGGATTGAACTCAATTGCTGAATCCTCAACACCGACACCAACGGGCTGCCACTCAGGTGTACCGGACTGAGTTGTAATGCTGTCGCCTACATTAACGCAGGTAACGAGCAGTTTTCGCATCGCTTTTTCATTATTCTGTAAGTTGAAAGCTGTTGCATCTGCCATAGTTTTTAATCCTCCTTGTAATCAATTCGTACGCCAAGCATATACTTAGCAAGATTATCATCAGTAATCGTGGCAAGATTTGCCATATTCTGCAATATAATTATATCATATTCGCTACAATTTGTACCGAAATCCGGAAAATTTTTCTTTTCTTTTTGTTCTTCGAGCCATTCTGCAAAGTTATCAAATACCTGCATATTGTCGGTATTTATATCACTATATGACGCTCCCATATCCACACGTTCGTATCCAATGAATACAAAAGAGTATGATTTATACTTGCTACCGAATATATCTGTCTTATTTATATAATCACCATAATTCGGTACAAGAACACGAACATTAGGATAAGCATCTGCGGCTTCAAAATAAAGGTACTGACCTTCAAGAAAATCCGAAACCCAATCTTGCATTATCTTATGCTTGTTTATCATTTAGCATACCTCTTTCGTGCGGCATTTATTTCCCTGCTTATAACAGACTTTTCATTAGCCCAACACATTTCATCCCAAAATGATGTAGCTAAAGGATGACCTTCTTTATCGTGATTAAACCATTCGCCTAAATACTGAACATTAGCATAAGGTTTACGATAAGTTACACGCCCTTGTTTGTCGTCTGCTGTAATATAAGAACTATCTGCTAAGTGTGTTCCTTCTGTACGTTTACTGTCATAGGGAACATATTTATACATATGACGTTCAAATATCTTAGCCATTTCCTGGTTAAGATTCTTACCAAAACCTTTACGCTTTATCAGTACCGAACGACTTTCATTCCATTGAAAGCTTATGTTGGACCTAGCCATTTTATACTCCCTGTACTTTTAACTGAACAGTAGCTCCAAACCTATCGTGCAATTCATTGTGATGCTTTACTAAACATACATTCTCGCCATATTTTTCCAATGTCTTAACTATATTATTAGCATTTACATCTCCTGTAACGAGCCCTTTAATAACATAATCACTTAAAGACATTGTAT